TGCCGCTGTACGGTGGACGTGGAGAAGGGGGCCCAGGTCAAGGCCCCCGGGATGCCGGCCAAGCCGGGGCCTCCGCCTCCGAAGCCGCCGCCCCCGAAGCCGGCCCCTCCGCCCGCTGTACCCCCGAAGCCCCCGGCCGCGGCCAAGCCTCCGCCAGCGCCGAAGCCGGCCCCTCCGCCTCCGAAGCCAACCCCCCCTCCCGGGGCCTTCCCCTGGGCGGAGAGCGAGCTGACGGCCGGCCCCCCGAAGACGAAGGGGGCGCACGAGGGGTACTTCTACCGCGCCCCCGACGGGAGCGAGTGGCTGTTCAAGCCGGTGCCCGAGCAACTGGCGGTCTCGGAGCGGGTGGCTTGCCACGACCTCGCGGTCCGCCTTGGGCTCCCTGGCCCCGACGCCTATGCCGTCCGCCTCCGGGGCAAGCCGGGGGTCGTGCAGCGGTTGTTCCCCGGGGTGAAGGGCGACCTCGAAGGGATGCCCTTCGAGCAGCTCACCGAGAGCGACACGGACACCATTCTTCGGGAGGCGGCCTACAACTGGCTCATCGGCGAGAACGACGGCCACGCCGGAAACTGGCTGCGGCTCGCGGACGGCCGCCTGGTCGGGATCGACAAGGGGCAGGCGTTCAAGTTCTACAACGCCGACAAGCTGGACTGGGACTACCACCCGAACACTGGCTTCCACGGCGGGCAGTACGACCACCTGCTCCTTCGGGCCTACGCCCAGGGCCAGGGGCCGGCCAGCATTGATCCGGCCCGGCTTCCCCAGCTTGCCGCCTTCCTGGACCGGGTCGAAGCTCTGCCGGACGAGGAGTTCCTGGCCATCCTGCGGCCGATGGCGGTCGGGCTGCACGCCGCCTCGGCCGGCAAGCCCTTGCCCGGGGTCTTCGGGCAGAAGGTCGGGTGGTCGGTCGACCAGTTCCTCGAAGAGGCCCTGCGCCGGAAGAAGGGCCTGCGCCGGGACTTCCTCGGCTACCTGGAGCGGGCACAGAAGGAGCGCAACAAGGCCCTGGGGGTCCAGGTCCCGGCAGCCGCAACCCGGCGGGCTCGGCAGGCCGCGGCCACCGTCGCCGAACCAGGGGTGGTCACGCCGCTCAACGCCGAGTGGGTGCGGAAGGCCAAAGCCTCGGGCTGGCGCGGCCGTACCATGTTCCTGGGAGGCCAGGACTGGGAAGACATGCAGGCGGTGGGCTACACCTTGGAGGACGGCACCTTCATCCTGGAGGGCAAGCTGCGAGAGGATGGCAACAGAAGGCTCGTTGACGCAATCCTCTCCCGCGGGATAGCCGCCTCCACGTCCGAATCTGGCGGAGCCCTGACCCCCTCCGAGTTCCGACTCCAGGCGCTTGCGTTTGCAATCGCGAAGCACACGAACCACCACTTCGACCCGGCCAGCCTCGGCTACGACCAGAAGATCAACCTGAACCACAAGGCCAACGCCACAGAGGCTTGGCGCCTCATCAGGCAGATGGCGAAGTCGTCCAACCCCGACGAGCGGGCGGCCGCCAAGCACTACGCCGACTATCTCGGCGGCCTGTTGCACTGGGATGCCGAGGGCAACCCGACTTGGAAGGAGAAGCCCAAGCTGGCGAGCGCCGGACACAAGCTGGTGTCCTGGGCCGACGCGCCCCAGCGGCACGGGCTGAAGGGCCCACCCACGACCTTCCGCGAGCGGCCGGTCAACACCCCCAGCCGCCGGTTCCGGCCAGACGGGCCGCCGCAGGCGACCGACGAGCCGCCCCTGGAGTGGGGCGGCAAGATGTACGAGGGGCACCTGGCCCCCGGGGTCCAGCTCCGCTACGTCCCCTGGTCCTCCCCGGGGGCGTTCGCCGGCCGCATCGAGCTGGTGCTGGACAAGGCGGAAGCGACCCCCGCAGGGATCGAGGCGGCCCTGGTCAAGCTGCGGGAGCTGGGCGTCGAGTGCCGCCTGGCGGACAAGAAGGACCTCCGGCTCCTGTACCTGCGCAAGACCACCCGGGCCGCGAAGCTGGAGGGCTACGTAGGCTTCAGCCCCAAGGAGGACCGGCCGGTAGACGAGCAGATCAAGGAACTCCACACCGCCTGGAGCCGGCGGCTGGGGCGGCCGCCCGAGCAGATGCCGGGCTACCAGGAAGCGCCGACCTGGGACCACGAGGAGTTCGACGGCCGGCCCCGGTGGCTGCGGTTTGACGTATCCGACGAAGACATCGCCGCCTACCAGGAGGAGGGCTACACCATCGCGCAGAGCATCAACGCCCTCTCTGGCGGCGGCCATTTGGACAACAAGATCGGACAGGGGCACCTGGAAGCCATACTGAGAAGCGACTCGCTGCTGTCTTCCTGCGAGCGAATGCGAGTCGGCATCTACAATGCTGTCTCGCGGCAGGGCGAATCGGTGGACCGCGATGTCCCCTCCGGCGGCGCGGCCTACGTTTTCACCCGGCTGCGAAGGTGGCAAGGCCGCGGAGCCCCGCCCTTCGACCTGGAGTTCGACCTGCGGCTCTGGAGGGACTGCGACGCAATCCACTACTCCGGCGATATGTTTGGTCAGACCGTAAGGGGGGCCACTTCGCGGCGGATAAATGGGAACTGGGAGGGGAGCGCGGGGGCCGCCAGGAGTTCGCCAGATAACGAGCTGGACTTCAAGAGCCGGGTCGGAATGCTGGCCTGGCTGCGGGCTGTTCATGTCCGCTCCAAAGAGAGCCGGGAAGCGGTGCTGGACCTCTTCCGAAAGCTCGGCATCAAGAGGGTCCGGGGCCGGCCGATAGAAGCGCTGGTGAAGGTCGGGGGCTAGGCATGAACTGGGAGCCAACCATCGTCGCCTACCTGCAAGAGATGCGAGGCCAAGCTCTGGTCGAAGTGCTGGACCGTTCGGCGGAGGGGCTGCTGCTCTGGCGGAGCGGCGAGCATCCCTGCGCCGCCTTCGCGGCGCGGGAAGACTGGTTCGTCTGGTGGTCGCTGGGCTCCGACGGAGAGCACGCGTTGCGAGTGCGGAAGGCCCTCCGGCAGGTCGACGACCTGTACCTGGATGGGGTGCCCTTCCCTAGCGGTGAAGTCCGCCGGCTCTGCCTCTCCCCGATCTGGCTTCCCGAGCAGCGGGCCGATTTGGCGGCCTGGGAACAGCGGAGGCCGGGCGACTGGGCCCGGCGTTGCGTACAGGAGTTGCTCGATGCCCGTATTCGTGGCGAGTAGCCTGGCCCTGTCCGAGATGCCGGGGGGCGGCCCTCCCTTCCGAGTGGTCGCAGTGCTGGCGGTGGACCCCCGCAACGGGGAGCACGCGGTGGCAACCGAGCTGGGGGCGGACGTGGTCCGGGCCAACATCGAGACCCGAGTCATGGATGCCCGGAGAGCCGGCCGATCCCTGACCGACCTGCTCGACTACCTGGCCTCCCAGGGCAACCGCTACTTCCGCTCCTGGGAAACCCCGGAGAGCGTCCAGGCGCCGACCGTCGAGGCGGCAGCCGACCGGCTTCTCCTGTCCCTCCGCCCCGAGATGGAGGTCCCGCCCCTATGAGCACCATCGTCGTCGCCTGCGAACTGGAGTTCGACGCGGCTCATCGACTGCTCGGCCACCCGGGTCGGTGCGCTTCCCTGCACGGGCACCGCTACCGGGTCGAGGTCCGGGTGGCGGGCGGACCCGGCGAGGATGGCCTGGTGCTCGACTTCTCCGACCTCAAGGGCCGGCTGCGTGGCCTGCTCGACCCTTGGGACCATGCCACCCTGCTCCAGGAGGGCGACCCCCTGCTCCCGGTCCTGCGAGCTGACCCAACCTGCCGGGTGGTCGCCTGCCCCTGGCCCCCGACTGCGGAGCGGATGGCCGAGGCTGTCCACGGGAGCCTTGCCCGCTCCCTGCCGCCGGACCTGGCCGTCGCCGCGGTGACGGTCTGGGAGACCCCGACCAGCTCTGCCACCGCGGCATGAGCCGGGGCTACGCCGTCCACGAGGTCTTCGCCTCGCTCCAGGGCGAAGGTCTGCACACCGGCCGCCCCGCCCTGTTCGTCCGCTTCGCCGGCTGCAACCTGTGGTCCGGCCGGGAGCAGGACCGGGCCCGGGATGCCGAGCGCCATGAGGCGGCCTGCCCAGCCTGGTGCGACACCACCTTCCGGGGGCCGCCTGGCCGCCACGGTGGCCAGCTCTCTCTGGCCGCCCTGCTCCGGGCCTGCGAGCAGGAGGCCGACGGTGTCGCCTTCGTGGTCCTGACCGGCGGCGAGCCGCTGCTCCAGGCGGACGCCGAGCTGATCGGGGCCCTGCGCCGGCGGCTGGCGCTCCCCGTCCACGTCGAGACCAATGGGACCCTGCCCCTGCCCCCGGGGGCGAACCCGGACTGGATCGCCCTCTCGCCGAAGACGCCGCCGGACCGGCTGGCCCTGCGGGTCTGCGACGAGCTGAAGGTGGTCTACCCCTCGCCGGTTCCCCCGGTGGCCTATGCCCAGGCGCTCCGGGTCCTGGCCCGGGATGCCCTGCTCGTGCAGCCGCGGGCGGGACCCGACTTGCCGGCGGCCGTCGGGGCGTGCATCCTGTACGTCCGGGAGCACCCCGGCTGGCGGCTCGGGGTGCAGGCGCACAAGGTCCTCGGCTTGCCGTGACCCCCTTCGACCTCGACCGAGTCCGCTCCCACCTGGAGCGGGCCACCGCGGCTCTGGCCGTCCCCGGCGACCCCGAGCAGGCGCGGGTGGCTCTGTGGCAGGAGGCAGTAGCCCTCCAGCTCGCGCTGATGGGGGAGGACCCGGGGCGGGAGGGCCTGCGGGACACCCCCGCCCGGGTGGTCCGCTACTGGCAGGAGGCCCTATCGGGCTACGCCGTCGACCCTGCCGCCATCCTGGCCCGGTCCTTCGAGGAGACCGAGGGCTACGACGAGCTGGTGCTGGTGCGGGACATCGCCTTCGACTCGACCTGCGAGCACCACCTGCTCCCGTTCCGCGGCACGGCGGCGGTCGGGTACGTCCCCTCCCAGATGCCCCAGGGCCGGGTGCTCGGGCTGTCGAAGCTGGTCCGCCTGGTCCGCTGCTACTCCGCCCGGCTTCAGCTCCAAGAGCGCATGACCCGCCAGATCGCGGCCGCCCTCTGGGAGCACCTGCGCCCGCTGGGCGTCGGGGTGGTGATCCGGGCGGCGCACGGGTGCATGGAGTGCCGGGGAGTGCGGGCGAACGGGGCCAACGCGGTGACCTCGGCCATGATGGGGGTCTTCCGCCAGGACCCGTCTGCCCGGGCCGAGCTGCTCGCCCTCTGCGGGGCGGCCCCGTGACCTGGTTCTGGGCCGGCCTCTACCTGGCTGCGGCGGTGGCCGCGAACCTGGCGGTGGCGGCCTGGGGCCCGGCCGCCACCCTCCCGGCGGCAGCCCTCTGCATCGGGTGCGACCTCACCGCCCGGGATGCCCTGCACGAGCGCTGGGAAGGGCCGGGCCTGGTCGGGCGCCTGGGCGCCCTGATTGCCGCGGGGTCTGCGCTGACCTACCTCGCCTCCCCGGCTGCGGGCCGGGTGGCCCTGGCCTCTCTCCTGGCCTTCGCCGTCTCGGCCACGGTGGACTCGCTCGCCTACGGCGCTCTGCGCCAGCACATTCCTCTGGTGCGGGTCAACGGGTCCAACCTGGCTTCGGCTCTCGCGGACTCCCTGGTCTTCCCCACGGTGGCCTTCGGTGCCCTGCTCCCCTGGGTGATCCTCGGGCAGTTCGTCGCCAAGGTGGCGGGCGGCGCCCTCTGGTCGCCCCTGGTAGTGGCCCTGCGCCGGCGGAGGGCAGCGTGACCCCGATGCCGGCAGTGGTGCTGCTCTCCGGCGGGCAGGACTCGACCACCTGCCTGTACTGGGCCCGGGAGCGCTTCTCCCCGGTCGCGGCTCTGGCGGTCAACTACGGCCAGCGGCACGTGGCCGAGCTGTTGGCGGCCCGGGCGGTGGCCGAGCTGGCCGGCGCCTCCTTCCGCCTCCTGACCCTGGAGGCCCTGACGCAACTCGGGGGCTCGGCTCTGCTCCCGGGTGGCGGCGAGCTGCGGGAAGCGGGCGGCCTGGTCGACGCCGAGGCCCCGGCCGGGCTCCCAACCTCCTACGTCCCCGGCCGCAACCTGCTCCTGCTCGGGCTTGCCGGGGCCTACGCGGCCAGTCTGGGAGTCCGGGACCTGGTGTGTGGGGCGAGCCAGGCGGACTACTCGGGCTACCCCGACTGCCGGCGCCCGTTCATGGATGCGATGGAAGCGGCCCTGACCCTGGCCCTCCCGACCACCTGCGGCCCCCTCCGCGTCCACGCTCCCTTGATGAACTGCACGAAGGCCGACACGGTGCGCCTGGCCTGGGCCCTTCCCGGGTGCTGGGAGGCGCTGGCCCTGACCGTGACCTGCTACCGGGGCCTGCGGCCGGGCTGCGGCGTCTGCCCGTCCTGCCGGCTGCGGGCCCGGGGCTTCGCCGAGGCCGGTCGGCCCGACCCTGCGGCAGGGGCCTGACGTGCCCAAGGTCCGCACCACCCTCTTCTACGTCACCCTCCCCTGGGGCACGCCGCTCCTGAAGCGGATGCGCATCGAGAACGTCATGGTCAGCTTCCGCCACTTCGGGCGGAAGCTGCCAGAGTTCCCCCGGCTCATCGTCGACTCGGGGGCCTACTCGGACGCCAAGCTGCGCAAGGGCGAAGGTGAGGGGAAGGGCCGGGAGAAGGAGGACCGGAGCGGCAAGGGGTACGCCCGCTACCTCGACGAGTCGCCGGCCGAGCGGAGCGTGGTCTTCCGCGTCATGATGGACAAGATCGGGGACCAGCCGGCGACCTGCCGCCGCTTCGACCGGCACCTGGCCAAGGGGCACTCCTGCGCCTTCGTCTACTACTCCGACGCCCGGGTGACGCCGGCGGTGGAGGCGGCCCTCAAGCGCTCCCTGACGGCCGCCGGCGCAGCGTGCTTCGCCGGCATCACCACCGGCTACCTGATCGCCCGCAAGATCGGGATGAATGAGGTCTTCCGGGGCCTGGAGCGGTGGTGGGGGGCGGTGGAGAAGGTCCTGGGCAAGGGCCCCCGTCCCCGGACCCACCTGCTCGGTTCCTTCCGCATCCCGGTGCTGTCCCGCTTCCCCTTCACCTCGGCCGACATCTCCTCGCACTTCCTGGCCAACCGCTACGGCCGCTTCTGCACCTACCTCCGGGACGAGCGGGGCCTGCGGGTCTCGGGCATTCCCCACCACCAGGCGAAGAACGTTGAGGGCCGGCTCTCGCCGGCCATGCGTAGGCTCCAGGAGGCCAGCTACGCCTCGGCCCGCAAGCTGGGGCTCGACCTCGACGTGGAGGACGACCGCTACTGTTGGAACATCCGGGCCTACAAGCTGCTGGAGGCGGCCCTGGCCCGGGGCGACGTGGAGAAGGCCGATGCCGGGCTCCTGCTCGACACCCCGGGCCTGACCCCCTGGGCGGAGGGGGCGGTGGCGCCTCCTTCCTCGGTGGCCTACGACTTCGGCTTCTCCCCGGGGGAGCTGGCCGACCTCGGCAAGACCGAGGACGAGCATGACGGAGAGCGGGAGGGAGCCGAGGACCCGGGGGACGAGTGGGCGGCCGACGACGAGGCCGAGGACCAGGGCGAGGACTCGGCCGAGGCGACGGCGAAGGACGCCATCACCACCGACGCCCTGGCAACTGGCGGCCGCAAGGCCCCCGAGCAGGGCGGTCCTCCGCCCCGGCGCCGCCGGCGCCGGCAGGAGGAAGAGGAGAAGGCGGCGCCCCCGACCGGAGTGCTGCCGGCGCTCAAGATGCCGGACCCGGCCTTTCTGCTCGACCGCCTGGAGGCGGGCGAGTCGGCGGGCATCCTCTCCCGCCGGGCGCAGGCGGAGCGGGTGGGCGAGCCCGAGTTCCTGGTCAACGAGGTCGCGCCGCTCGGCTTCGACCGGGCCTTCGTCTGGGCGGTGGTAAAGCACGGAGCGGCCGAGGCGGTCGCCGACCTGTCCGCGCTGGACCCGCTGCGCCGGGCCGGGGTAGACGCTCTCGCCCGCCAGGAGTTCGCCGGGGAGCGGGACTTCTTCTACCTGCCCCTGGAGCTGGTCGAGCGCTACGAGGCGCCCCTGCCCCTCAAGCGCCCGCCGGCGGGCCGGCGCTTCGGGGCCGAGGTGGACCTGGAGCGGGACGTGGCAAAGGCCGCGGTCCCTTCCCTGCCCCCCGCCGGCGACGACCCGCCCGAGGCCGAGGCAGACGACGAGGGCGAAGGTGAGGTTGGCAAGCGGGTCCGCCAGCCGTTCGGAGCGCCAGCCGGCAAGTCGGCGGTGGCCGGCCGGGTGGCCGCGGGGCTCCCCCGCCACCGGACCTACGTGGAGCCCTTCGCCGGCGGGGCCGCGGTCCTGTTCGCCAAGGCCCCTTCGTCGTCGGTGCGGGAGGTCCTGGCGGACCTGGACCCCGAGGTCGTCGGCGCCTTCTCCTTTCTCCAGCGGGCGACCTCCCGGGACCTGGACGATCTGCGGGCACGGGACTGGCGCTCGACCCCCGAACAGCTCCGGCAGGCGGTGGCCCTGCAACCCCGCTCCGACGCCGAGCGCTTCTGGCGGCTCGCGATGCGCCGGTACTCGGGCTGGCGAGCGGCGAGCGGCGGCTACAACCCCGCCCGGCAAGGGCGGGTCTCGACCTTGCCCGGCCGCCTGGAAGAGGTCCAGCGGCGCCTCGCCGGGGTGGTGCTGCGGCGCCAGGACTGGCGGGAGACCCTGCGGGAGTTCGACGCCCCCGACTCGTTCTTCTACCTCGACCCGCCCTGGCCCTCCCGCAAGGGGGCAGCGCCCGAGGGCCTGGAGCCGGCCACTCTGGCGGCCGCTCTGGCGACCCTCAAGGGCACCTTCCTTCTGCACTACGACCCGGCCCACGCCGACGCCTTCCGCCGGGAGGGGTGGGGGCTGCGGGAGGCCGATGGGCTTCTGGAGGTCACGAACGCCCCGGACCGGGTGGGCAAGGCCGCGGCCGAGCCCACGCCCGGGGAGCTGGCGGCGGAGTGCCGCGGACTCCTCCGCAAGCTGGCCCAGGACGCCCCAGGACGCACGGAAGCGGTCTGCCGGCTGGGGGAGCCCGGCCCGGACGATCTCGCGGCCCTGCGGGCCGCTCCGGGCCGCCTGCAAGCCGCGGCCGAGGCGCTGGCCGCGGTGGAGCTGGTGACCCCCGAGCCCTCCCCCGGCCCGGGCGACCCGGCCGCCCGTCTGGCCGCCCTCCTTCCCCGGCTGTTCCCGGCCCTGGAGGGGGCGGACGAGCTGCACAAGGCCCTGGAGGGTGGGCATGAGGCGGCCGCCCTGCTCGCCCGCCTGGGCGGGTTCTCCGGCACTGGCGACGGTGGTAGCGCCAGGCTTTGCCCCGCGTGCCTCGCTGCCCCTGCCCCGGAGGCTACCTGCCGGGTGGTGAAGGTGCTGATCGCCGGGGTGGGCTCCGTGCCTCCCGAACGGCTCGACGCCGAGAGGCTGCGGGACCTCTCCGATGGCCAGCTCCGGGAGGCCGACGCTTCCCTCCACGGGCTCTACGACCGGGCCTTCGGCGAGGGCGGGAAGGGCGGCGAGAACCGGGAGGTCCTGGTCAACGCCCACCTGTTCGTGCTCGCCGAGCTGCGCCGGCGGCGCCTGGCCCACGAGGGGGACCAGGGCGACCCCCTGGACGCGGCGACTCTGGCCCTGGCGCCCGACGCCTATCGGGGGACGGCGAAGGCTGCCGGACCCGCGTCAGACCGTACCACCGCCGCAGTCTACCCCGGCGGGCAGGAGGACTTCGGGAGCGAGATCGCCCTCTCCGAAGTGCTCCCCTACGCCCAGGACATCGTGCTCCGGGCGCCGGCCGTCTACGTGGTGGGCGGCCTGGCGGTCCACGGCCGCACCCGGGGCGACCTCGACCTCCTGGTGCGGGGGCCGCTCGACGAGGCCACCCGGCGGGTGGTCGAGTTCCGCCTGGGCCGGATGCTGCCGCCCGACCTCTCCCAGCGGGTGCAGTTCCTCGACGACGAGCTGGGCGGCCCCTTCACCGACCACGTCGAGCTGTACGACCTGGTGCTGCGCCGGCGGGAGGACCTGGGGGTCAAGCGGATGCGGCTGGAGAAGGCCGACGACCCCCTGCTCGACCTGCCGCCCCGAGGGAGCCAGAAGCGGTCCTCCGCGTTGCAGTACCACTTCCGGGGCCGCTCCCTGCACGCCGACCTCCGCTTCAAGGTGGCCGACGACTACCTGGTGGGCTGGACTCTGGCCCTCCAGCGGGAGGGCCGGACCCCCGACGTGAACTCGGTCGCCGAGGCCAAGCAGATCGCGGCCACCTTCTCCCCGGAGGGGAGCCGCTACTCCAAGCCCTTCCTCGCCCCGGCCCGACTCTGGGCTACCCCCAAGGCCCGGCAGCCGGTGGCGTGGCTGAACATCGAGGCGGAGACCTTCGCCCCCGGCTCGGTCGGGGCGACCCGCTTCGAGGAAGGCACCATCGTCCTGGTCGACCGGCCCCGGGTCGAATGGGGGCTCCAGAAGCCCTACAGCCACGAGTACTTCCTGACCGGCAAGGGGCCGCTCGTCGGCATCCTCTTCTTCCGCCTGCTCGTCGGCGAAGGCGAGGGGGACGAGACGCCGGCTCGGACCCCGGAGGGCGAAGCCTTCTGGACCTGCACCCTGACCCGCAGCCTGCTCCCCGGGGTGCTCAAGCCGCGGGCGGTGGAGACCGGCGACGTGCCGCCCCAGCACTACTCCGGCCTGCCGGCGACCCTGGCCGAAGTGGTGCCGTCCTCCTTCCGCTACTGGGAGGCGGCGACGCCCCGGGAGCGGCGGGAGGTGCGGGACGCCCTGGTCGGCGAGCGGTTCTTCACCGAGGCCGGCATCCGGCTGGTCGACGGCGAGTTCCGCCGAGTGGTGCAGAAGCTCTACGTCTACACGCCCCAGGCGGCCGACCTGGCCAAGGGGCCGCCGGTGGTCGACTTCGCCCTCTCCCGCCAGACCTGGCAGGGGCAGACCGTGATCCGGGGGGTGCCCTCCCGCACCGTCTGGCACCTGGTCCTCGATGGGCCGGGCGAGGGGCTGCGGGGCTGGGAGCTGCAAGCCGACCCGCTGGAGGAAGGGGAGCGAGTCGCGGCCCTGGCCCACGACCACCCGGAGAAGGAGCTGCTGCACTTCGAGGGCGAGGTCAAGCCGGGTGCCCGAATCGGGGGCGAGGTCCTGAACCCCACCCGGGCGACGCCCTCCGACGTGGCCCTGCTCGACCGGGGCAAGGCCACCATCCTCGACGACGTGCCCGGCCGGCTGCGGGTCCGCTTCGCCGGTCGCAAGCTGCACGGCGCCTGGACCCTGGTTCAGGAAGAGGAGCGCTCGCCGGTCTGGACCCTGGGCCGGGGCGAGCTGCCCGGTCGCCGCCAGGCCGAGAAGGAGGCCGGCGAGGGGGCAGAGGACGGCCGCGGCCGCGGCGACCTGGAGAAGCGCACCGGCAGCCGAGGCCCCTACCCGCACGACGAGTGCATGTTCCCCCGCTGCTCCAAGGCCCCCGAGGTCGAAGTGGTCTGGGCCGACGGCCGCGGCCGGGCCTGGTTCTGCAAGGAGCACCTCGCCCGCTGGCGGGACCGGGGGGAGCCCGACGGCGACCCGCCTGGCGACCGGGAGATCATCCGGGAGCGGGAGGTCGAGGGGGGCCGGGTCGGCCCCCGCTACGGGGCGCCCCCGCTGGCCAAGGCCATCCCCCTCCGAGATGGCGTCCAGGTCTGGGACCCCGACCGGCGGGACCCCGAAGCCGACCGTACCCAGCTCCGGCCCCTGGCCCTGTTCCGCCCGCAGAAGCCGGCGCCCCGGCCGACCAACGAGTTCCGCGACCCGGAGGATGCCCTGGCCTTCGCCACGCCCGCGGCCCTGCGGGACGGCATCCTGGTCGAACCCAAGTGGAACGGCTTCCGGGTAGTGGCCGAGAAGGCCGGCGGCCGAGTCCTGATCTTCACCGAGGACACCCAGCGGGACATCTCCCCGGCCCTGCCCGGGGTCACCCGGGAGCTGGCCGGGCTGCGGGGCGACTACGTGCTCGACGCCGAGCTGATGGCCTTCGACGGCGAGAGCCCCGTTCCCCGCCGGGAGCTGGCCCGCTTCCGGGGCGAGCGGCCGACCGACGACGCCCAGGCCGCGCTCTGCGTCCACGACGCCCTTTACCTCCCCGGGCCGGGGAACCTGACGGCGAAGACCAACGCCGAGCGGCGGGCGGCCCTGGAGGCGTACCTGCCCGCTCGGGCGAAGCACCTGCGCCTCTCCCCGGCCCGGCTGGTCCACCGGGAGGCGGCCCTGCGGGAGGCCCTGCGCTGGGCCTCCCATCTCCCCGGCTCCGAGGGGGCCATGCTCAAGCTCGCCGGCTCCACCTACAGCCTGGGCGGCGAGAACGACGGCTGGGCGAAGTTGAAGCTGGTGCGGGAGGTCCTGGCCATCGTCTACCGGCTGGAGCCGGTCGAGGGCTCTCCTGGCGTCCACACCCTCTACTGCGCCGTCGGCCCCATCCCCCCCGACGAGCGGGACCGCTGGCGGGAGGTGGTCGAAGTCGCCGGGAAGCTGGCCACGCCCATCGGCCGGACCTTCAACACGAAGGCGGACGTTGAGGTCGGCAGCGTGGTTCGGGTGGAGGTCACCGAGCTGCTGTCCGACCAGCGGCCGGAGGCCAAGCGGTCCCTCACCTGGTTCACCCCGACGGTGGTGGAGGGCCCGGTCGAGCGGCGGCCCATGACCCCCGCCGAGGCCGAGGCCCTTCTCCTCCCCGGCGAGGTCAAGAAGCTCCTGGCCGAGGCCGCAGTGGCGAAGGACCTGGAGGTGATCGCCAAGGCCGGCGACGGCGAGCACTACGCGCTGGGGGTGGTGCTGGAGCCGACCGACGAGGCGGCCGGGCTCAAGCCCGACGCCCAGCATGACGTGTACTCGGCCGAGGAAGTCCAGCGGGCGGCCCACTACTTCATGGAGGCCGGCGGCCGGATCGGCTTCATGCACCGGGAGATCATCGGGGACAAGGCCCGGGTGCTGGAGACCTACCTCGCTCCGGTCACCTTCGAGCTGCCCCTTCCCGGCGGCGGAGTGCGGCGCATCCGGGAGGGAACCTGGCTGCTCGCCCTCCGGGTCCTTGACGCCGACCTCTGGCAGGCTGTAAGGTCGCGGAAGTTCGCCGGCCTGTCGGTCGGCGGCACGGCGCGCCGGGAGGCCGCTTGAGTGGACCTGCGAAGGACGACGACGACCTCTACCGCCTGCGGGACCTCAAGGTGGAGGAGGTCAGCATCGTCGACCGCCCGGCCAACCGCATCGAGTGGCTCATCGTCAAGCGAGACGGGGAGGACCCCATGAGCGCAGGCCCCGAGGTCCGCGAAGGCGCGGACGGGAAGCTCACGGTCGCCAAGGCCGACCCGGCCAAGCCGGAGGACGAGGCGGCGAAGGCCAAGGTTCCGCCCGAGGACGAGGCGGCGAAGGCGAAGGCTCCGAAGCCCGAGGACGCCGAGAAGGCCGGCGGCCGGCTGGAGGCCGGTGCCCGGGAGGCGGCCGAGCGGCTGCTCTCCCTGGCCAACCAGGCCAAGGGCAAGGCCCCCGACGCGGCGATGCTCCGGGAGCTGAAGGCGGTCTCGGGCCTGCTCACCGGGCTCGCCGACAAGTACCCCTCGCCGAAGGCCGGCGTGGCGAAGGCGGAGGCCGACCTGATCGCCGAGGGTCGGACCTTCGACGGGGTGCTGCACACCGCGGCCCAGGCCATCCTCGGCGGGTCCCGGGAGCAGGCGGCCGCGGCGGTCGCCGGCGTCCGGGCCGCCATCGACTACGCGGTCGGGAAGGCCGCGAAGGTCGAGGACGAGGAGCCGGAGGACGAGGCGAAGGCGAAGGCCGCGAAGCCGAAGGACCTCCCCGGGGCCGGCAAGCGGTTCACCGCCGAGCGGGTCGGCAAGCTGACCTCGGCGCTCGGCTCGCTGCTCGACGTGCTCAAGGACCTGGGCGTCACCAACCTCCCCGCCCTGCTCAACGTGGCGAAGAGCGACGGCACGGCGGAGGGCGAGGTGATCGCCAAGGCCCTGTCCGCGGTGGGCGTCGACGCCGAGGCGGCCCGGGCCGCCGAGGCCGACGGCAAGCTCGCCGACCTCCAGAAGCGGCTCGACCGCCTGGAGACGGCGGGCCTGGCGAAGGGCCTGGGCGGCGACGCGGTCGCCAAGGCCGTGAAGCCGGACCTCTGGAAGGGGATCGTCTAGCGCCGCCGAGCGGCGCCCGTGGAGGGCTGCACCGTGACCAACGAAGAGCTGCTTCGCAAGGCCGTCATCACCACGGACGCCCTGGCGGCGGCCGGCAAGCTGAACCCCGAGCAGGCGGACAAGTTCATCGACTTCGTCCTGGACGAGACCGCCCTCAAGGGTTCGGTCAGGACCATCAGGGTCAAGACCGACTGGGAGATCAACAAGATCGGGGTCGGCGCCCGGGTCGCGATGCCCGCGGCCGAGGCCAAGGACCCCGGCCTCCGGCGCGGCATCACCACCTCCAAGGTGACGCTCAACGCCAAGGAGGTGATCGTCCCGTTCGAGATCGGGGACTCCTTCCTGGAGGAGAACATCGAGGGCGAGCCGAGCGCCGAGCACATCGTCCGCCTCATGGCGACGAAGGCGGCGAACGAGCTGGAGGAGCTGGGAATCCTGGGCGACGCCCTGGGCGTGGCGGCCCTGGAGTCCGACCTCATCGAGGGCGGCGACGCGGTCCGGCACGTCCGGGACTCCTACCTCGCCCTCTTCGACGGGTACGCCCGGCTCGCCGACGGCGGCAGCATCTTCAACGCCGCCGGGGCCAACATCGGGCTCTCGATCTTCGGCGGCATGCTCCGGGCCATGCCGACCAAGTTCCGCAAGGACCCCCGGCGCCTGCGCTACCTGGTGAGCCCCGACCTGGAGCAGCTCTGGCGGGAGCGGGTCAGCACCCGCGGCACCGCCCTGGGCGACCAGGCGGTGCAGGGCGACTCCCGGATCAAGGCGTTCGGGGTCGAGATGGTGCCCCTGCCGCTGCTCCCCTTCCGGCCCCGGGTGGTCGAGCACGTGGTCCTGAACGGTCTGGTCGCCGCCACCCTGCGGTACCAGAACCTCGCGAACGCCGTCGTCCACCTGGCGACCCTGGGGAACGTCCCGACCGCCCCCTACACCGCCGGCGTCGACTACACCCTCGACGCGGCGGCGGGGACCATCGTCCGCATCGGCGGCGGCGGCATCGCCGACGGGGCGACGGTCAAGGTCACCTACGACTCGCCCCCCATCGCCATCCTGACCCACTTCGAGAACCTGCTCCTGGCCATCGGGCGGGACATCCGCATCGAGAAGGACCGGGACATCTTCCGGCGGGTCAACCAGTACGCCATCACCATCAAGGTCGGGGTCGGGGTCGAGGAGGCGGCGGCCATCGTGAAGGCCCGCAACCTCGGCACCGGCATCTAGCCGCCCCGGGTAGCGGTGCTCTGGGTCAACCGGGCGGATGGTAGTACCGCCCGGTTGACCCTGGGCCCGTTGCCCCTGACCCTTGATCCGGGCCTGCGGGGGGCCAGCCTTGGCAACGGCGAGCAGCGGGTGGCGGTGCAGGCGCCCCGGCGCTTCGGGCGGGTCGCCTACTCGGCCGAGGCCGACGACGCCGGTGCCGAACGGCTCGACGTGCAGGCTGGCGAAGTGCTCCTGACCGTGATACGCTACGCCTCCGGTATGGTCCGGGTGGGCCTGGTCCGCACCGGCCACCCCCGCTACCTGCCGGCACTCGACGGGAGGCCACTGTGAACCTGACCGCCGCGTTCTGGAACCTGCTCCGGCGCCGCTCCGACGGCACCGGAATCGGCACCGACCACGCGATCCCCTTCTGGGACGCCCTGCGCAACACCCTCTGCGGCCGGCAGGCCCGCTGCGTGCAGATCGAGTCCCCCTACGCCGAGTGGGCGGCGGGGGCGGCGAACGCGGCCGGGGCCGTGTTCTTCGTCTCCGGGGGCTCGACCCTGCGGGTCTGGGACCACGGGCTGCTGCTCGACGACTCGAACGTCACCTGCCGCCTGCGGAACATCACCGACGGGGCCAACGTGCTCGCCGTCGTCGGCCCCCGGGCGGTGGTCGAGTCGGACGGCGAGACGCCGCTCGCGACCCTGGCCGGCGGGGGCGCGGGGAAGTTCGTCCGCTTCGAGTTCAGCAACGCCGACGGGGTCAACCCCCACCGCGGCGGGGCCTACATCAAGGCGACGCTGGAGTAGGGCCGTGGCCCAGGTCGAGAACACCCTGACCGGCGGCGGCGTCTTCTCCCGGCACCGCCTCAAGACCGGCGCTCCGGTGGCGGCCGATGCGGCCCCGGACGGGAGCTTCCCGAACCGGCGGGCCCTGCTCAACTGCCGGGGGTGGGACACCATCATCGGCCGGGTGGAGCTGACCGGCGGCGTGGGGCCGACGGTGGACCTGGAGCCGCTGCTCTACGACCAGGACACCGACAGCTTCGCCAAGCACACCCTCACCGGCGCCCTGGCCACCGGCGACGCCTTCGAGTGCCTGGTGGTCTCGGGCCGGGTCTTCCTGCGCATCAACGCGGTGGCGGGCGCCCCGACCGCGGTGGAGATCCGCGTGACCGGGGGAACCCGCAGCCGCCGGCCCGAGGAGTAGCGCCCTGTCCCTCAAGCTCCATCCCCGGCGCTACGGCCAGGGCGGGATGTTCTCCCCGCCCTCCGGCGGCGGGGCCAACCCGGGGCAATGGGAGGTCGAGCAGTGGACGGTCGCCGTCCCCGGCGAGACCCAGTACACGGTGGCGATGGCCGTGGCCCTGGACGCCGACGGCACGCCCCTCATCCGCATCGAGTACGGGGGCGTCAGCTACGGCATCGGGGACGACTTCACCCTGGCCGACAAGACGATCACGTGGACCTGCGGCATCCTCTTGGAGGCCGGCGAGGTCCTGGATGTCTGGTACGTGCAGGCGTAACCCGCCTGCTCAAGGAGGTTGCTCATGCCGCTCATCAAGGGGAAGCAGATCGCCGACAGCGCAATCACCGAGGCCAAGATCGGGTCGGGCGCGGTCACGGTCGGCAAGATCGGCACGGGAGCGATTGTCGAGGGCAAGATCGGCACGGGCGCGGTCACGGTCGACAAGATCGGCACGGGCGCGGTCACCGAGGGCAAGATCGGCACGGGCGCGGTCACCGAGACGAAGATCGGCGCCCTGGCCGTCTCCGACGGGAAGCTCGCCGGGGACATCTCGGACGCGAAGCTGGCGACCCCCTACCTCAAGGCCGACGGCACCCGGGCCCTGACCGGCGACCTGTCCGCCGGCACCAAGAAGATCACCAACCTGGGCACGCCCTCCGCCACGGCCGACGCGGCCACGAAGGGCTACGTCGACGGGGTGGTCCAGGGGCTCGACATCAAGCCCTCGTCCAAGGCGGCGACGACCGCGGTCCTGCCGGACTGCACCTACTCGGGGGCGGGCAACGGCACCCTGACCGCCGACGCCAACGGCGCCTTCCCCACCGTCGACGGGGTGGCCCCGGCCCTGAACCAGAAGTACCTGGTCAAGAACCAGGCGACGGGGCTCCAGAACGGGCTCTACTCGCTGACCACCGTGGGCGACGCCGGCACCCCCTGGGTGCTCACCCGCGTCGACGAGCTCAAGCACGGCGCGTCCGCGGCCGGGGCCTTCTCCTTCGTCGAGGAGGGCACGACCAACGGCGACGCCGGCTTCGTCTGCACGACCGGCGACGTGGTCGGGACCGACGCCCTGACCTTCACCCAGTTCTCCGGGGCCGGGCAGATCGAGGCGGGCGCCGGCCTGACCAAGACCGGCAACACGCTCAACGTCGGCGCCGGCAACGGGATCGCGGTGGGGGCGGACTCGGTCGCCGTGGACCTGGCCGCGGCCAACCCCGGACTGGAGATCAGCGAGAGCAAGCTCCGGGTCTCCGCCCACGGCAACGGGCTCACCGGCGGCGCCGGGTCGCTCCTGGCGGTCCTGGCCGAGAACACCTCGGTCGTGGTCGGCGTCGGTGGTGTCAAGGCGGCCCGCCCGACCAAGGCCAACAAGGCGGCCGCCTCCGCCGTGACCTCGGGGAACTACCAGGACACCGGGGTCGACATCGCCGCCACGCCGGCCGGGGACGGCTACGTCCGGGTGCTGGTGAATGGCCTGGCCTACGAGCTGGGCGACGGCGTGCGGACGAAGGACTGCTACTTCTCCGCCGACGGCGGCAACACCGCCCGGGCCATCGACGACATCGCCGCTGCCGACTCGCTCTACTGGAACGGGGTCATCGCCGGCTTCGACCTGGCGATCACCGACATCATCGACCTCGACTACTGCACGACGTAGCCGTGGCAGAAGCCCGCGCCGTCCTCTCCCCCTACCGCCCGCCGGGCCGGGTCCCGCAGGACGCCCAGCTCCCCCTGCGCCCGGCCCGACGGGTGCTGCTCGACCGGCCCGAGCTGGTCCAGCTCTTCACCGGGGCAGCGCCCTACCGGGGCGGGCCCGAGCTGGCCCACGGGGAGGCGCCGGCCGAGGGCGAGCCCGTCTATGTCACCGTCGAGCAGGCCCTTGCCGGCCTGGCCGAGCGCACCCTGGCCCTGTCCTCTGGCCTGGCAAGCCTGGGGACCTTCCTCCGGCAGACCGTCCACGGCGCCATCGAGGAGGGGCTCCGGGTCGCATGGAGCGAGGGCCACCGGGAGTTGACCGTGACCGGCGGCCGGCTCTGGCAAGTCGAGATCGGGGAGGGCGGGGTCCCGACGATCTCCCTCTGCCCGGTGGTGGCGCTGGCGCCCCTCCGAGTCTGGCTGGTGGCCCACGGGGCCCTGGTCGGGAGCAATCCCCGGGAGGCGGTGCCCGACGACCTGGCGTCGAACGGAGAGGCGGTCGTCCGCCTGGAGCGGGGCGAGGTCCGGGCCGACCTCCTGGCGGTGGCGCCCCAGGGCGAAGATGGCCGGGTCGAGTGGTACCTCTTCCTTGGGCCCCGGTCCGGGATCAAGGCGACCGCCCTGGCGGCCCGGGTGCCGACCCCCGAGGTCCCTCGGGAGTACCTGGCCCGGGTCTTCCCCTTGGCCCGGGTGGTCTCGCAACAGGGGCGGTCCGGCGTGCTGGAGGTTGAGGAAGTCGCCAACCGGCTGCGGGCCCTCACTGGCACCGGGGCCTAGCTTCCCCTCGCCGGCGCCGCTCTGGTAGGATGCCCCTCGTGGCGTCTACCCTGGTCCAGAGCCAGGCCCACCCGGCCGACCTGCTCGCCCTCTACCTGCACACCGACGGGGTGCTGGCCGACGCGACCAAGGTCGAGTACGCCGTCTTCGACGCCTCCGCCGGCTACCCTGGCAACCAAGTCCTCCCCGTCGCCGGCCGCACCGAGGTCACAACCGGCGCCGGGCACGTGGCGACCGGGGTGTACGGGGTCTACAACCCGACGACGCTGGCCTTCTGGGCGCCGGCCGCGACCATCAAGCGGGGCCGGGTGGTCTGGTACTTCCGCCGGACGGCGACCGCGGCCGAGGAGGTCCTGGAGCGAGCCTTCGAGGTCTTCCCCGCGGCCACCGTGCGGACCCCCTCGTCGGGGCTGGCCCTGGTGCAGGACGCCCGGGATGCCGGCGTCCCGGCGGCCCGCACCGACGCCCAGGTATTCGCCGCCCTGCTCCGCTGGCGGGACCTGATCGAGCGCACCTGCCGGCAGCGCTTCCGGCCCGTGCGGGAGACCCGGACCCTGCGGGGCAAGGGCGGCGCCCTGCTCCAGCTCGGCGAGCCCCTGGTCGGGCTCGCCTCCTGGTCGAACGGCGGCACCACCTGCTCCCTCTCGGCCCTTCAGGTCTACGGCCACTCGGGCGCCGACCGGCACAACCCCTACCTGGAGGTGGCCCGGGAGGACGCCAGCATCTTCACCGCGGCCGCCTCATCCGAGTTCACCTGGGGCCTGCCCCAGGCCATCGCGGGCGTCTGGGGCTTCGTCGATCCCGACTTCGAGCCGCCGCTGGAGATCCGGGAGGCGGCCCTGCGGGGCGTCTACCTGGGCTTCACCGACGCTCCGGTGTCGGCGAGCGGGGTGCGCAAGGCCGAGACCACTGACAAGCACTCGGTGACCTGGGCGCTCGACCACGCCCCGGCCCGGCCGGGGCTGCTCGCCCTGCTCCGGGACCCGGCGATCCAGGCGGCCTGCCGCCTCTACCGAGCGCCCCTGGCCCTGGGGGCCCCGGGCGGGGACAGCCGCTAGGTGCCCCTCCCGGCCCTGCTCCACCCGGTCACAGCGGTCGTGCAGGCGGCCGACCGGGGCAGCACCCCCTACGACGACGACGCTCGGGAGCCCCTGCGCACGGTCCGCCGGACCCCCTTCTCGGTCCCGGCCCAGGTCGAGTACGCGGGCCGCCGGGAGCCGAGCTACGACATCGGCGGAGCGGCCGAGGACGTGGAGGGCTACCTCGTCCTGCGGCGGATCGACGTGGAGGCGGCTGGCTGGACCCCTCGCCGGGGCGACCGCCTGGTCAAGCTCGGCTGGCGGGACACCAGCCTGTTCATCACCCAGGTCGAGGACGCCGGGCACTACGCCGACACCGAGGGAGCCTCCCTCCTGATCGCCCACTTTGCCGACCGGCGCCCGAGCGCCGACCGGCCGGCGCAGTAGTGGCCGGCAAGGGCAAGGCGGGCATCAAGCTCACTGGCAAGTGGGCGGCCCTGTCGCACGCCCTATCCAAGTCGGGCCCGGCTATCGAGGCCGAGGTCGGGAAGGCTACCCGGCTCAACGCCCACGTCGCCGCCGCGGGCATCCGGCGGGAGATCAAGGCCGGCATCCCGCCGGCGCTGGCCCCCCTGACCCGGCGCATCAAGCGGCGGACGAAGCCCCTGGTCGACCGCGGGGACCTCTGGCACGCCGTCACCGGGACGGTCTTCTCCTGGCGCTTGGCCTATGCCGGCATCCTGCGGACTGCCAAGGGCAAGGACGGGAAGTCCGTCTTCAACCTCGCCTACCTCCAGCACCAGGGCGAGACCATCCCCGTGACGCCCCGGATGCGGGCGATGTTCCGCCGGCTGGCCGGGGCCTCCCGGGCGAAGTCCGGCGCCGGCCTGACCGGCCGCGCCCTGGCCCTGTGGAAGCGCAACCCGAACCTGCGCTGGCGGCCCCTGAAGCCGACCACGACCCACCTGAAGATCCCCGGGCGGCCCTTCGTGCGCTACGCGTTGCAGGACCCCAAGCTCAAGGCCGAGATCAAGAAGAACTGGACCGAGGCCGTACAGCGAGCGCTTGAGGGTGGCGCGGCAGCGCCGGCGGCCCCATGATCCGCACGGTCGCCCGGGCCTTCGACTTCGCCTTCGGGGAGGCCGGCTACGCCTTCTCCGACGCGGCCAAGGTCCACCTCGACCCGGCCCGGCACGGGCTGGAGCTGCGCCCGGCGGCAGACGGGACCTACCCCCTGACCGCGAACCTCTGGGGTCGGACCCCGACGCTCAACCCGGAGGCGGTGCGGGCCTGGCGGGGACTCGACCTGGAGTACGCCACGCCGGTCGGCCCGGCCGGGCAGGCGGCGACCTCGGTGCGCCTGCGGCTCTACGACGGGGCGGTCGACCGCTACTGGAACGGGGCGGCCTGGGCGGCGGCCGGGGCGGGCAACTGGAACACCCTGGCCGAGGCCCAGGACCACTTTGCCACCTTCCCCCTGACCAACCGCCGGCTGGCCCTGACCCTGGGGCTGGCGACTACCAACCCGACCCTGACCCCGAGGGTCGCCCGGGCTGCTCTGCTCTACGACGTGGAGCTGGGGAGCGGAGTCGAGGATGCCGTCCTGCGCACCCTGCTCCGGGCCCTACGGGAACGGCTGCGGCCAGAGGCGGACGTGACCGTCCGCTGGCCCGGGGGCGTGCAGTACAACTTCGGCTCCCTCGACCTGGAGGAACCCCCGGGCAAGGACCGCGCCCCGGTGGCGGCCTACGACCTGACCGCCGATCCCGGGCTCACCACCAACCTGTTCGCCAGCTACGTCGGAGGCATCCTGACCCTGACCGCCGACCCCGGCGCCGGGCACAATGTCCTCCTGCGGGTGGCCTACACCCCCCACGTCGCTCTGGCGACCTCGCCGGACTTCGACGAGGTGGCGGGGCTGCCGGCGATCCTGGGCGAGCGGGTAGCCGAGGTCCTGGTGGGGGAGGGCATTGGCCCGGAGGCCGCGATCCGGCGCTCCGACCACAGCGCCTGGTCCCTGGGCGCCCCCCGCCAGGTCCGCTACGAGGTCGGGTTGCGGGTGGTCGCCTCCCGGCTGCTCGACCTGCTCCGGCTGGGCGAAGCCCTGGAGGCTTCCCTCCGGGCAAGTCCTCTGGTACGCTCTGCGGCGCTCGACGTGCAGTACGCAGTCACCGTCTCCGAACCCCTCTCCCTGGCGCCCCGCACCGGCGAGGCCCTGGTCCATGAAGGGGGGTTGGCCCTGGCGCTGCGCGGCGTCGAGCTGTGGTACCGGACCCCGGTGGCCGGCGCCGGGGTCAAGCGCCTGGTGCTCGGCGGAGACCTCGCCGGCGCCATCGAGTAGGAGGCCGCGATGGGTGTCACACGGCGGTTCGGTCCGGTTCAGGGCGCAGGCGTGGCAGTGGTGGAGCGGGAGCCCGAGGAGGGAATCCAGGCGTCCGCCCTGGGCGTGGCGGCCCTGTTCGGCCAGTTCGAGCGGGGGGACGTTTCGACGGTGGCCTCCCCGAAGCTGAACCGGGTCTCCGGGCTGGCCGGCTTCACCCGCATGCTGGGCGGCCGCATCGCCGCTTCGGTCGCCCCCGACGTGGCGCAGGACTACTGGGCCCACGGCGAGGGAGCAGGCGAGCTGGTCTGCGTGCGCCTGACCGACGGGAGCGAGCTGACCGCCGAGCTGACCCTCTTCAACCGGAAGTGGGGCACCGACTGGCATGCCCCGGCCTCTGCCAAGGGCAACGAGGCCCAGCTCAAGCGGGCGGTCCTGAAGGTGACCGCCCGCAACGCCGGGGCCTGGGGCGGCAAGCGGCGGACGCTCTGCGGCGAGTTCGGGGGCGGCGAGCTGACCGAGACCACCCTGGCGACCGGCCAGACCCTCAAGGTGAACGAGCTGGCCGGCGCCACCCTGGCCCTGGGTGGCGTCGCCTTCCGCACCTACGAGGTCCTGTCCAATACCGCCGCCGGCGTGGCCACGGTCAAGGCCGGCGCGACCATGGTAACCGACCTCGGGCTGTCGGCCGACAAGGAGTGGCGCATCACCCTGGACAACGGCATCGCCGTGGCCGGGGGGCGCAAGGCCCTGGGGGTCAAGGTGGTCGGCGCGGAGGTCGAGCCCACCCTCAACTTCGGGCTGGAGGTCTACCTCGACGGGGTCCTGACCGACCGCTACCCGACCCTCTCGATGGACCCGGCGAGCCAGTACTACGTCGAGAAGGTGCTGGCGGCCGACGACGACGCCCTGATCGCCGTCAACGACCTCTGGAAGCTGACCGGGGAGCCGGTCGAGCCGGACACCCGGCCGGCGAACTTCCACGGCCGCCTGACCGCGGTGGACGCCACCACGGCCACGGTCGAGTGCGTGCAGGCCATCCAGGTCGACTCGGCCAACGTTCGCCTGGTCGCCGTGCGCTACCCGGCCGCCCCGGCCCTGGTCCCGCACCGGCTCACCTTCACCTGGGTCCTGGCGGACACGAAGTACACGGTGGCGGCGGCCGCCCTGGCCCGGCCGGGCGTGATCCTGACCGACCTCCCCGACTTCACCGTGGGGGCCGGCGAACAGCTCGGCAAGGACTACGACCCGGGCTACCCCTTCACCGTGGGGCTGCGCCTGGACCACGCCGCCTCTCCGGTCAACGGCACGAAGATCATCCTCGACGCGCTGCCCCTGGACGCCGCGGCCATCGCCGGCGGCGAGCTGGTCCCCAACGCGGCGAACCCCTACCGCAAGCTGCGCGTCCGGTCCGCCACCCACCGGGTCCTGACCGTCGAGTCCGGGGACCCCTCGGTGCTCGGGACCGGCTCCACGGCGGGCGCGGTCACCGGCACCATCGCCGAGCCCTACGCCATCGTGGTCGGGGTCAACGACGCGATGCGCATCGCGGTGGACGGCCGCAAGACCGTCGCCGTGATCCTGGCGCCCGACGCGGCGAAGACGGCCGCCGCGGTCGCCCTCGACATCAACGCCGCCTTCGACGCCATCTTCCCGGCCGGGACCCTGCACCCGGCCACGGCGGTCGCCGGCCGGGTGGTCCTGACCTCGCCCGGCGGCTTCTCCGCCGGCGGCCCGGCGTCGACCGTGGAGCTGGTCGACGCGCCCCAGAACGCCTACGCCACCCTCGGCATGGCGGTGGGGCTGGTCCGGGGCACGGCCGGGTCGGAGGCCGACGTGGGGTGGCTGGACGAGCCGGCGAACGGCTTCGACGGCGGGACGCCCGCCGACCAGAAGTACCTCGACGCCCTGTCCCTCGCCGACACCCCGCTCCGCCAGCTCGCGGACCAGGGCAAGGGCGTGATCCAGTTCGCCTGCCCCGGGACCACCGCGACCGCCGTGCAGAAGCAGATGATCGCCCTGGCCGAGGGGATGAACTACTACGCCCACCTGCTGCTCCCGGCCGCCACGACCACCGAGCAGGCGGCGGTCGACCTGATCAACACCACCATCGGGCGGAGCGACTTCGCCGCCACCTACTTCCCGAGCTACGGCTACGTCAACGACCCCGACCGGGACGGGGTGCTCAAGCTGATCCCCCTGGTCGGCATGGTCCTGGGGCGGGACGCCCTCTACGCCCGCCGCTACGGGGGCTACCACCGGCCGGCGGCCGGGATCGACGCCACCCTGCCCCGGGTGGTCAAGCTCCCCACCGGGGACACGGTGCTCAACGAGGAGATCCTGAACCCCCAGGGTCTCAATGTGGTCAAGAAGCTCCGGGGCAACTTCGTGCTCTGGGGCGCCCGGGGCCTGGCGAAGACCTCCGCCTTCCGCTTCCGGGCGCACCGGCTCCAGCTCTCCCACTACGAGTGGGTCTTCCGCGGGGCCTTCGACTGGGTGATCTTCCTGCTCAACACCGCCGCCCTCTGGGCGCAGCTCGTCTCCGCCTTCAAGGGCTACTTCGCCAGCGAGTTCGCCAAGGGCGCGGTCTACGGCGTCGACCTGGACGACGCGGTGACGGTCAAGATCGACGCCGAGAACAACCCGCCCGCCAGCATGGCGGCCGGGGACCTGAACGCCGAGATCGGGCTGCGGCTGCCCGACGTGGTGGAGCGGTTCGTCGTCACCGTCGGCAAGCGGGGCGTCTACGAGGGCGTCTCCGCCTAGCTCGGAGGGGAGGAAGAAGCATGCCAGCGAAGGGCACCATCAAGCCGGACCACATCCCGGTCAACAAGTTCATGCTGCTCGTCGCCGGGCTCCCGCCCCTGACCATCCTCAAGGTGGCCGGCATCGAGGAGGAGCTGGAGACCGTCGACCTGCCCGACCGCACCCGGGCCTCCGGCGGGAACACGAAGCCGTCGACCTTCGACGTGACCACGCCCCTGCACCATGTCGTCGAGCAGGCAGCCTGGGAGGCGTGGTACAAGGAGGCGCAGGACCCGACCTGGCCGACCGCGAAGAAGGTCGGCACCCTGGTCCTCCAGAGCATCTCGGGGGCGGTCTTCCGCTCCTTCTCCCTGCTCGGGGTCTTCGTCCACAAGCGGGCGCTCCCCGAGCTGGACATGGCCAACGAGGGCGAGCTGGCAACCGTGGTCTGGACCCTCTCGGCCGACGACGTGCTGCCGGTCTAGCCGCCGGCGGCCAGCGCTCCACAAGCCCGGCCACCGGGCATCTGGGAGGCGCCGCATGCCCCACCTCAAGACCCTCGACGACCTGGGACCTTCGCTGCCGGTAGGCATCGAGGGGCCTGCCGGCGACCGGCTGCTCGACTACTCCTTCCGCCCCTGGCGGACCTCGACCGAGCTGGCGGTCAGCAAGGTGCGGGACCGGGAGCGGACCCTCACCCCGGCGCAGACCGTCTCGGTGGTCCTGGCCCACCTCCTGCGGACCTGGGGCGGCCTGGACTTCGACCGGCTCACCGAGGGCGAGCGGCGCCTGGCCTTGGCCCGGGCCTACGCCGCCGACGTATACGTGGCCTGGGTGCAGCTCCGCCGACAGGTCCTTGGCAACGAGTACGAGCAGCGGGTCACCTGCGGCTTTTGCCGGCACGCCTTCGTCTACGCGGTGGACCTGGGCTCCCTGGAGGTCCGGGCACTGGACTCGGACGAGGAGGTCTCCCGGCCGGCGCTGCTCCGGGACGGGCTGCTCTACCAGGGGCAGGAGCGGCGAGTTCTGACCCTGCGGCCGGTGGCCTGGGCCACCTACGAGGGCATGGCGGCGACCTTCGACGTGGCTCGCCTCAAGCTGGGCGTCCTGGCCGGGGCCATCTGGGGGATCGAGGGAGCGGACCGGAACCCGGTCCGCCTGGTCCCCGAGCAGATCGACCTCACCAAGCGGGACCTGGAGGCGCTGGTCCGGGCCATCGACGACGAGGAGCCCGGCCCCAACCTGGCCCTCGACCTGGCCTGCCCGAGCTGCGGAACGCCCATCCGGCAGGCGCTCTCCTGGGTCTACGACCCTTTCTTCTCGGCCCGGGCCTCTGGGACTGGCCCGCGGCCGACGCCGTCCGGGAAGAGCTGTTCGTCCTCGCCTACGCGGTTCCCGGAGCCCGACTCGACCTCGATGCCTGCACCCCCGAGGACCGACGGCACTACCTCCGGCTGCTCGTAGCCCAGAAGGAGCGAGAGGAGAGCGCCTTGCGGAAGGCCAGCGGCAAGCGGTAGGGTGGGGCGATGGACCGGCTCGGCATCGGCGCCATCCTGGAGTTCTCGGCGGGCACGGCAGTCGCCGAGATGCTCGCCGCCGGGCGCCACGTCGAGGCCCTGAAGACCGGGTTCCGCTCCCTGGGAGCGGGCACCGCCCAGGTTTTCGGCGGCCTGATGCAGGGGCTCATGATGGTTGCTCCGGCCCTGCTCGCGGTCAAGGCGGCCGCAGCCGGGGCGGTGGTCAAGTTCGCCCTGTTCGAGGAGGGCCTGGCGAAGATCGGGACCCTGCTCCCGGGCGGGACCCGGCAGGCCACCGAGTACGCCGACGCCATGAAGGCCCTGGCGATCACCTACGGACAAGGGCTGGCGGTGATCGGCGAGGGGGTCTTCCAAGCGATCTCCGCTTCGGTCAAGGCGGAGGAGTCCACCGCCTTCATGCACGTCGCGGCCCAGACCGCGGCCGCCGGCTTCACCGACATCAAGACCTCGGTGGATGCCCTGACGAACGTCATCAACGCCTACGGCGCCGCCCTGGGCACGAACGCCACCGCGGCGGAGAAGGCGACCCGCATCGCGGACGCGATGTTCACCGCCAACCGGGAGGGCAAGACCACCGTCGACGAGCTGTCCCGCTACCTGGGCCAGGTCGTCTCCACCACGGCGCAGGCGAAGATCCCCTTCGAGGAGCTGACCGCGGCCATCGCCGCCCTGACCAAGACCGGCCTCAACACCGCGATGTCGGTCACGTCCATCAACCAGGCCATCCTCGCCTTCGTCTCCCCGAGCAAACAGGCCAAGGAAGCGGCGGCCCGCTTCGGGGTGGACCTGTCCGCGGCCACCCTGGCAAGCCGGGGGCTCCAGGGGGCGCTCGCCCTGGTCAAGAGCAAGATCGGCGGAAGCATCGAGGCGATGGCGCAGTTCTTCCCCGAGGTCCGGGCACTGCGCGGCGCCCTGGTCCTGGCCGGCGAGGGGGCGGCCGACTTCGCCAACATCCTGCGCCTTACCCGGGAGGAGAGCGGCATCACCACCCAGAAGTTCGCCGACGTGGCGCAGGGGATCACCTTCCAGTTCCAGCGGGTCCTCCGGGCTGGCGAGGTGGCGGCGGTGGACGTGGGCGAGGCGATCTTCCGGGGGCTGGCGATCAAGCCCCAGGAGGCGGGCGACCGCCTGGTCGCTCTCTTCGGCCGGCTGGGGGAGAAGGTCGAGGGCTTCGTGGCCCTGGTCAAGCGCGGCTTCGCCGAGCTGGGGCTGCCCGAGAAGCTGAAGGCGGCCCGGGAAGGCTTCGAGCGGCTGGGCGCGGCCATCGACGAAGCGTTCGGGAGCGAGGCCGCAGGGCGAGCCGCGGCCATCGCCGCCGCCCTGGGGACCCTGGCCGCGGTGGCCGCGCCCGCGGCCCTGGCCCTGCTCCCCCTGGGTATGGGGCTCTCCAGCCTGGTCACCGTCGGGAGCGGCCTCTCCACCATGATCTCCGGGCTGGTCGGGGTGCTGGGTGGCGCCGCCGGCCTGCTCTCGGGGCCGGTGCTGATCGGGATCGCCGCGGTGGCGGGGGCCATCGCCGCCTTCGCCCTGAACGCTGGCGGCCTGCGAGACGCCGTGATGGACCTGGTCGGGGCAGTGCTGGAGGCCGCCAAGCCGGCTTGGGAGGCTCTGCTCGGGGTCTGGACCGCGCTCCGGCCGCACCTGGAGATCCTGGTCGCCGTGCTCGGGTCTGCCCTGACCCCGGTGGTCCAGCTTCTGACCCCCATCGTTAGCTTCCTGGTCGACACCGTTGCCCGCTGGGCGCGGGCGCTGGGAGCGCTGCTGACCTTCCTTCAGCCCGTGAGCGCCCTGGTCGGGACCGTGTTGGTGGTCGCCTTCAAGGGGCTGGGCGTAGTCCTTGACGCCACCATCATCCCGGCCTTCGAGGCGCTCCGCTTCTGCCTGGGGTGGGTCTTCGACAAGCTCATGGGGATCATCGGGGCGATCAACGAGGTCCTCCGCCTGGGCGGCCTGCTCGGCCAGAGCAAGGGGCTCCTGGCGTTGAGCCAGGTGACCATCGGCGGGGCCCGCCCCGGCATGCCGGCACCATCGCCGGCCCTGGCCCCGGCCGCGGCGACCGCGGTGGCCGAAGCCAAGGGGTCCGAGGTCAAGGCGGCCGCGGTGGCGGCGGGCATGGCCGCGGTCGCCCCGCCTCCGGCCCAGGTCACGGTCGAGAACCGGGTGAGCCTCGACGGAAGGGAAGTGGCCGCGGCGACTTCCCGGGCGCAGCTTGAGATCACCGAGCGAGCCGGGGCCCGGCTCACGCCCTGGCAACGGCGGCAGATCGTCGCCGGGGGCCTGACCCTGGCGGCGGCGAGGTAGGCCATGAGCGTCCTCCGGGGCGGCTCGCACAGGATGGCGGTCTGGACCCTGGTCCACTTGGACGGCTTGCGCCGGGGGAGCATCGTCGACGGGCAGTATGCCTGCGAGGGCTACACCGAGCGGCTGGGCGCGGCCTGGGCCGAGGTTCCTCTGCCGCAGCGGGCGCCGGCCTGGCAGTGGACCCGGGCCGAGGCCGAGGGGGCAACCTTCATCGCCCGCTTCTGGGCACCGAACGCGACCCTGATCGAGCGGCAGCGCATCCTCGACCGGGTGGCCGCCCTGCGAGAAGCGGTGCGCTCCGACCCGACCCTCGGCCGGCCGCCCCGGATGCGCTTCACCTGGGGCAGCCTGGGCTACGACTGCGTGGTCGCCGGGGTGGGGGACCTGCGCTACGAGGAGCTGTGGTCGGACGGCTCGCCGAAGGCCGTGACCTGCCGGGTAGAGCTGATCCGCTACGCCGACCCGCCGGCCCTGGAGCCGACCGACCTGGCGGCCCCCGAGCACCTGTCCCGCTACCGGCCCATGCTGGAGGGCGGGACCTACGAGACGATGGCCCTGAAGGAGTGGGACAACCCCTCGCTGGGCGTGCTGCTCCGCCAGGAGAACGACCTGGCCTTCCCGCCGGCCGGCACCATCGTCCGCTGCCCGGCCGCTGACCACTTCACCGGGAAGGCCCTGCGGCCGGTCGCCTACGCCCTGTCCGACGCCGAGCCGGCGGTGGCGGCCCGGAACGCCCTGCTCGACGCCCGGGGCGGGGCGGTCGAGGTCGCCTACCTGTGACCGACCTGATGGCCCCGGCCTTCGCCCTGCGGGTCGAGGGCGGCCGCCTGGGCGAAGACGTGACCCGCCGAGTGCTGGGTGTGCGCTGGGAGCACACCCTGGACCTGGCCGCGTGCCTGGAGGTCGCGCTCGACGACACCGGGCACACCCTCTCCGATGGCAAGTGGTTCGCCCCCGGCAACGAGCTGGAGCTGTACCTGGGCTACGGCACCGAGCTGACCTTCGTCGGCCGGGGCGAGATCATGCGCCACCTGCCGACCTACCCCCGGGACGGGGCCCCGACCCTGCGGGTCCGGGCCTATGACCGGGGCTTCCGGCTGGGCCTGGCCCAGACCGAGGTGACCGGCGGCCGGAGCGACCGGCCGAAGCGCAAGCCCGGAGCGCAGGCGGGCCGGGTCCACAAGGGAGAGCTGGGCCGGGTGGTGGGCGAGTTGCTGGACGCCCACGGCATCACCCCGCTGGTCGACCCCGAGCTGGTCGGCGAGCGGGTGACCTACGTGCAGAAGAAGGGCACCACCGACCTCCAGTTCCTCCGGGCACTGGCCCGGCTCTGGGGAGCCGAGCTGGCGGTCGAGTGGGAGCCGGACTCGACGAGCTGGGTGGGCTACTTCCTCAAGCCCGGCCGGCGGCCGCAGACCGAGCGCTACACCTTCCGCTGGGGCGACGGCGACCGCACCACCCTGCTCGCGGTGGAGCTGGAGTTCGGCACGCCGGAAGGGGCGACCGACCTCGAAGCCTACGTCTGGGACCGGGCGGCGGGCGAGTGGCGAGCGCTCCGGGAGGCCAAGTACACCGCCGGCCGCTCGGAGAAGGCCGAGCCTGGGAGCGTGGCCGAGAGCCCGGCCCTGGGGCGGCATGCCCGAGCCGGGTCCACCGTGGACCCGATCACCTCGGCCACCCGGCTGCTCCTGGCGGTCCGGGGACAGAGCGTCGAGGTGCTGACCCGACCGTTCCAGAACGCGGCCCAGGCGCAGCGCTTCGCCCTGGACTGGTGGGCGCAGCACCGGGACGCCTTCGTGTCGGCCCGGGGCCTACTCCCCGGGGTCGAGACCCTGCGAGCTGGTCAGACGCACCGGCTGGAGGGCCTGGGGGTGCGCCACGACGGGGACTACTACCTGACCCGAGTCGAGCACCGCTGGGAGCCCGGCTCCGGCTACCTGGTGAGCTTCGATGGCCACAAGGTGCTGACCGAGTGAGGCTCGACTACCGGGACGTGACCGAGGGCACGGTCACCGACATCGCCGACCCGGAGCGGCGGGGCCGCATCCGGGCGACGGCGCCGGCCCTGCTCGGGGATGGCCTGGAGCTGCCCGACTGGATCGAGCCGACCTTCCCCTTCGCCGGCCCGGGCTGCGGCCTGTTCCTGGTGCCCCCGGTAGGAGCGGCCGTCGAGCTGGAGCACGTGGTCGGGGCCGCCGACGACGACGTGCCCGGGACTGCTCCCCTGCTCAACCCGCAGTACCGCTGGCGGGCGGGGCTCTGGCGCAGCACCGCCGATGTGCCCGAGGACTTCCTGCGGGACTACCCCCGCCGGCTGGGCCTGCGCTCGCCGGGCGGGGCGACGGTGGTGCTCGACGACGCTGGCTCCCGGCTCATCCTCAAGGCCGGCACCCTGCGCCTGGGCGCCGACAATGCGGCCGAGCCCCTGGTGCTGGGCGAGGTCTTCCTGGCCTTCATGGGAAGCTTCATCGACTACTTCCTGGGGCACTTCCATGCCACGTCGGGCGGTCCCTCCGGCCCTCCCGACCCGGCGACGGTCGCCGGCATGCAGGCGCTCAAGGCATCCGACGTGACCGGCCGAGCGCTGGTGTCGGACGAGAGCTTCGCCCGCAAGGGAGGCCCCTGATGCTCAACCCCGCCAGCCTGGAGGCGGCCCTGGAGGCGGCGCTCCTGGCGTTCTTGACCAACGCCGAGGCGGTGGCCAAGCTCAAGGTGCTGGAGGCGTTCGAGCACGGCATGACGTTCACCGACCCCGGCTCCGGGGCCCAGGCCCGCGAGGAGGTGGCCGAGCGCATCGCCGCCAGCTTCACCGCCGACGTGGCGGCCGCAGGCCACGTCGGCACCCTGGCAACCGCCCTGGCCGCCGCCGTGGATGCCTTCGTGCGGCCGGCCGTGGTGACGGTGCTCCCGCTCGACCTGGGGCTCCAGACCAGCACCCCGCCGGGCTCCCCGACCGCGGGACCCGCGGCGCCGGCAACCATCACCGGGGGCCTGTCGTGACCGGCCTGGCCATTCCCGTCCGGGCGGCCCAGGGCCGGGTGGTGCTGGAGTCCGGCGAGCGGCAGCTTGCGAAGATCATCTCCCTCGCCCTGCTCGACGGCGACAGCGACCACCCCTACGGCGACGACGCCGGCACCGACAGCCCGGTCTTCGGGCTGCGCACCCCGGCGCTGGAGGCCCTCTACCGCCACCGCGTCGAGGGCCACTTTGCCCGGCTGGAGGCGGGCCATCGGGCCCGGCTGCTCTCCCTCGACTTCCCCGGGGCGGCCGCGGGCGAGCTGCGGGTGGCGGTACGCTACGTGAACCTGGAGACCGACCGGGAAGGCGAGGTCGTCCAGACGATTCGGAGGGCCTGATGCCGACCGTCTCGCCGCCCGGGCTGCGCTACAGCGGCCTCTACTACCCCGAGCTGCTCCAGGATCTCCTCGTCTGGCGCCGGGCCAACCTCCCCGAGCTGGACGACGAGGACCCGAACGAGCCGCTGATCCAGCTTCTCCGGGCCTTCGCCCTGACGGGCCACTACAGCAACGTCCTGATCGACCATGTAGCCCAGGAGTGCCTGCTCCCGACTGCCCGTCTGCGGGAGAGCGTCCGGGGGCTGCTCGCGCTCATCGGCTACCGCCTGCGGCAGCCGTCTCCGTCCAGCCTCGACCTGCTGCTCAAGCTGGCCGCACCCCTGACCGCGGCTACTTCCTTCCCGGCCCGGATGCGCTTCGGTACGCAGCCGGCCGGCGATGCCGCGGCGGTGGTCTTCGAGAGCGGGGCCGCGGCCCTGACCGTGGCCCGCACCGACCGGCTCACGCAGGCGTGGGAGTACGACGCCAGCGGGCCGACCTGGACCGACCGCACCGCCGCCCTCAACGGGCTGGCCGGGCCCTTCGATCCCTGGGGCGGAGTGCCGGCCGCCGGCGACTGCCTCTACCTGGGGCACAGCGGGGCGCTCTGGGACGAGGTGGTCCTGACCCTTGCCGCCCTGGGCGACCTGTTCACTGTGCCTGGCTGGTACGTCTGGGAGTACTACGACGGCCAGCTTGACCGGGCCTACCCGACCGGGGTAGCCGACCTGGGCGGAGGGCAGCTCCGCTTCGACCTGACTGGCCTGCTCGGCGCCGTCACCCGAGCCGGAGCCCAGGTCCAGGTCCGCTGCCGGGTCACCGGCAAGGCCGCGACCGTCGCCTCTGCCTGGGTGGGCGGCAAGAACACCGCCACCACCACCTACCTCGGCCAGGGCGCCCCCTCCCTGCTCGCCGCCGACTACCTGGTGGGGGCGGCCTGGCGGGAGCCGGCCGCGGTCGCCGAGACGGTCGACGGGCTGGCCCGCACCCTGCGCTACGACCTGCCCGAGGGTCTGCTCCGGCGCTGGCAGACCGCCGCGGTCAACGGGACCACCGCCTACTGGCTGCGGCTGCGGGTGGTGGGGGGCTGCGCCGCTCTGGACTCGCCGCAGCCTTCCCGGGCGCGGATCGAGGGCCGGGGTCAGTGGCTCAAGATGCTGGGTACGCAGGGGGAGAGCGCCAGCGATGATCCGGCCGGGACCTCTTCCGGCCTGGCCGACCAGACCTTCACCACCGTCGAAGACGACGTGATCGAGGGCACCCTCGCAGCCTACGCCGACGAGGGCGCCGGCGACGTGGCCTACGCGGTGGTCGACGACTTCCTGGCCTCCGACTCGGAGGACCGGCACGTGGCCGTCGCGTTCGACGCCGACGGCCGAGCGACCGTCACCTTCGGGGACGGCACCAGCGGGCGCATCCCGCCGGCGGGCAGCGTGATCCGGCTCGACTACCGCCACGGAGCGAGCCCCGACGGCAACGTTGGCGCGGGCGAGGTGACGGTCAACCGGACCGGCGCGGCCTACGTCACCCTCGTCTCCAATCCCCGGCCGGGCGAGGGGTGGCAGGCGGCCGACGGGGCCGATGCCGCCGACCTGGCCCGGGTCAAGGTGGCCGGGCCGGCCTCCCTGCGCAACCTGGGCCGGGCCCTGACGGTTGAGGACGTGGACGCCCTGGCGGTCGAGTTCGCCGCGGCCGACGGGACCCGGCCCTGTTCCCGGGCCTACGGCATCGAGGAGGCCCTGGGGCCGAAGACGGTCAAGGTCCTGGCGGTCGGCACCGGGGGCGACGCGGTGCCCGACGAGTTGCTCGCCGAGATGGACCTCTACTTCAACGGCGACCGGGCCTCCGGCGAGCCGGGGCTGCTGGTGCTCGGCACCGAGGCCACCTGCGCGAACTACACCCCGCACCCCGTCGACGTGACCGCCACCCTGACCGGGGGCAGCGTGGCCAAGGCGGTCGCCGCCCTCCAGGCGTTCCTCAACGCTCTGGCGGTCGACGCCGACGGGAACTACGTCCACGCCTTCGGGGGCACGGTCTACCGGGAGCGGCTGGTCGCCGAGCTGTTCGCCGCCGACCCCCTGGTCCGCAACGTGGTCCTGACCCTGCCGGCCGCCGACGTAGTGCTTGGCGCCGAAGAGCTGCCGGCGGTCGGGACCCTGACGGTCGTGGTGGCCTAGCGTGGACGCCTTCGAGCTGGCGGCCCGGGAGCCCCCCGACGCGACCGCGCCGAGCGAGCGGTTCCTCGGGGTGCCCGAACCGACCGACGTGGCGCCCGGCACCCTCTGGCCCTTCCTGCCGGGGGCTCTGCGGGAGCTGGACGACTCGCAGGGCAACGGCTTCCTGCGCCGCTACCTGCTCCGAGCCGGCGTCCTGTGGTCCCGCTGGCAGCGGAAGACCTGGCGGCTGCCGCTGCTCCAGCGGCCGGCCAACGTCCCGCCCGAGGTTCTTGATCACCTGCGGGCGCTGGTGGGCTTCGGGCGCGGTTCCGGCCTGCCCGACCGGATCGCCTCCCGGCTGGACGCGGCGACCCTGCGCAAGCTCTGCAAGCTGGCGGTCCCCTACTGGGCCCGGCGAGGCCGACGAGATGCCCTGGAGGACAGTATCCGCACCCTGACCGGGGTGCGGCCCCTGGTGGTCCCCTGGCACGAGCTGCGCAACCTTCTCGACGAGGCGGTGCTGGGCGAAGAAGGCGGCCCGGCCGACCTCTGGATGGTCCACGACCACGTGGCCGAGGTCGGCCCCGGCGACGCCGACGGCGAGGTCCAAGTCCTTCTCCGGGTGCCCGACCCGGCCGGGACCCTCGACCGCGCCCTGGTGCAGGACCTCGCCGAGCTGGCCCGGCCCCTCTGCGACCGCTACGAGCTGGCCTTCGTGGACTTCCTCGACTCCTTCTACGACGGCCGGCTGGGGCACTGGGCCACCGGCGCCGGCGACCCGGCGCCCTGGGCGCCAGGCGAACCCGGCGACCCCGCGCTCTACCCGGGCCTGCTCCTGGGGCCCGGCTGCCTGGAGGCCGCGGTCACGCCCCTGTCCGCCGGCTGGACCGACTACATCTGGCAGGCCCTCGTCCGGCTGGAGGGGAACGCGGCGGTCGGGGAGCTGCGCTTCTACGTGCAGGCCAACCCGTTCAACCACTACTTCGTCGAGGTTGCCCTGGGTATCCTGCGCCTCTGGCGCTCCGGCCCGGGGCCGGGGCCGGCGCTGCTCGACTCGGCGGCGGTCGCCACGTACCCGGGCGTTTACGCCGCCCGCATCGACGTTGCCCCGCTGGGTGGCGGCGGCAACCTGCTCCGGGTCTGGTGGGACGGCGTGCTCGTCCTGGAGCACGCCGGCGACGCGAACTACTCGCAGGGCGGGGTGGCGGTAGCCAACGCGGGCACCGACGCCCTGCGCCTGATGCGCACCGAGCTGTACCAGCGGCCGCTTGCGACCGTGACCCTGGCCCCGTAGGAGGTCCCCGTGCCGACCGGCTCCCGCTACGCCAACTTCGTCGCCAAGCGCCTCCTCGGGGTCCCGCAGCTCAAGGACCACTTCCTCGACTACCTGACCGCCCGGGTGGCCGAGGCGTTGCAGCGGCTCTACCCGACCAGCGGACTCGACCGGGCGGTCTCCTTCGGGCTGGGCGCCGCCGACGTTTTCTCCCTGGCCCCGCTCGGGCTCTCCGCCTTCGACAACGCCGGCAACGTGGTCGCCCCGCCGAACGCCCTGGTGCAGGCCGTGCCCTTCGAGAACGCGGCCACGATCAACTACCAGGTCGGCGTCGAGTACGCCCGGCGCCCCTACGAGGCGGAGACCAACCCCCGGACCGGCGCTGCCCTCTACACCGCCTGGGAGGACAGCCTGGGCCGGGACGGGGCGCCCTCGTCGGTGGCATGGGACCCGGGGCTCGGCAAGCTGACCTTCGGGCTGAACTCGGTCTGCGAGGCCGGCGTAAGCCACGCCGGCCGGACCGCGGTGGTGTGGCTGAACACCCCGGCCTCCCCGGTCGCCGCCACGGCCATCGTCTCCGGCCTGGTCACCTGGGCCGGCGGCGAGAACCGGCTGGTGGTCACCGGCAAGCTGGGGCAGAGCGGGTCGCCGTCGGTCAACCCCGCCCACTACACGGTCCTCCTGCTCGGGCTCACCGTCCGCCGCAACGAGGACCTGACCCTGCTCCCCAACGTCGCCTACGTCGGCAAGGTCGTCGGCGGCGGCCCCGGCAACCCGCCGGCGGGCCAGGACCTCACCGGGCAGTTCGTCTACTTCCTGGGCGCGGCCGGGCTCAATGAGGTCCTGGAGTTCGACGGCGCCGGGCACGTCAAGGTCCGGGTGAAGCGGTGGGCGGGCGAGGCCGGCGACGCCCGGCAGATCAGCGTGATCGACGAGGCCGGCAATGTCCTCTTCCGGGTCGAGGCCGACGGCGACCTGCGGGCGGGACACGCCGGCCTGGCCGCGAGCCCGAAGCTCCGCCTGGTCGAACAGCACGGCGAGGGCACCCTTGGGACCGACGCCAACGTCCTGATCCTCCGCAACGCCATCGTCGGGGGTGGCATCCAGCTCACCACCCAGAAACAGGAGAGCGCCGGCTTCCGGGGCCTGGTCCTGCTCGGCGGCTACGAGGAGACCGTGGTGTCCTCGCCCGATGCCGAGATGCTGCTCGGCGACACCCACACGCCGCTCCTGGTGCCCCTCTCCGGGGCCCCGGCCAACGAGAGCCAGCTCAAGGGGGCGAGCCCGGGCAACCTGCTCGGCGCCCTCAACTGCGTGCCTACCGGAGTCGAGAACGCCCAGGGGTCGGTCCTGGTCGAGGGCGCCAGCGGGGCCGGCTCCGGCGCCGGGAAGTTCACCGTCTCCCAGGGCGGGTTCGTGATCGACGGCTGCTACCGCTGGATGGAGGAGTACCAGTTCACCGGCATCCCGGCCGGGGCCACCCGCTACGTCGGGCTGGACGTGAGCGGGGTCGCCTACGCCATCGGCGCCAACATCTCCAGCTTCCAGGCCGAGGACGTGCTGCTCTGGCGCTTCCAGACCGACGGCGCCGGAAACCCGATCAACCTGGTGGACCTGCGCCGGCCGCTCTACCGGGACGGGAAGCGGGTGACCTTGACCGTCGGTCCCTCCGGCACCCCGACCATGTTCCGCACCATCGGCAAGGCGGTCGCCTGCATCGGCGAGCTGCGCTCCCCCCTGGCGGGGACCGGCGACACCCGGGGCTTCGAGGTGCTGGTGGTGGGGCCGACCGACGAGGGCACAAGCCCGGTGGTCCTGCCCTGCTCCGGCATCACCATCCGGGGCCTGTCCAAGGAGCGGGCCCGGATCACCTTCACCGCCCTCAACGGCGGCCTCTTCAACCTCAACGGCAAGGACGACCTGGCCTTCCGGGATCTGACGCTGGTGGCGGACGGAGGCGCCCCCGGCGCGGCGGACCCTCCCAAGGTAGGCTTCTACCACACCGGGGCCGGCACCTACTGCGACCGGGTCTGCATCGAGAACGTGGACCTGGTGCAGGACGGGGGAGGCGACTACTGGAACGGCGTCCTCTGGAGCGACTCCGGCGGCCTGCGGGACTGCCTCCTCGACGGGGTGCGGAGCAGCGTCGTCCGGGACTTCGGGGTGGTGGTCGCCGAAGCCTCCCGCTGCACCCTGCGGGGCTGCTACTTCGCGGCCGCCAGCACGCCGTTGCGGGCGGCGGGCGAGCTGGATGGCGTACTCATCAAGGGCGGGGGGTACTGCCAGATCGAGGGCTGCCGCCTGACCCTCTTCGCCGAGCACGCCGTCTCCCTGGAGGGTGCTTCCCAGGCGTGCTGTGTCCAGGGCTGCTACAGCAGCGAGACCGGCACGCCGGCCTACGAGGCCACGACCGCGACCCTGCGCCATCGCTTCATCGGCAACGTCGCCGGGCAGGTTGGCCCGGCCGCGGGGACGGTCCCCTGCATCACCGTGGATGGGCAGCGCTGCGTGGTCCTGGGCAACGTCCTCCAGCCGAACGCCGGGGCCGCCATCAAGGTCGGGGTGCGCTTCGAGGTCAACTCGGTAGGTTGCACCGCCCTGGGCAACACCACCGATGCTGCGCCTTCGGTGCCCGTCTCCGACGGCGGCGCCGGCAACCTCTGGCAGACCGCCACCGACGGGGACCCGCTCAATGCCTAGCCCTCCGCCCGACCTCTGGAGTCCGAAGGCCACCAGCTTCTCCCGGAGTCTGCGGAAGCTCGGCGCCCGGGGAACGATGCCGCAGGCGGTGGTGGTCCACACCACCGGCTCCGGCATCCTGGTCGCCGCCCTCAAGGAAGGGCGGGACCCGCTGGCCTACGCCGCGGCCTACTACGCTCGGCCCGACAGCTTCACCTCGGGCTACCTGGTGGGCCACGAGGGGGAAGTGGTGGGGCTGGTGCCCGACAACCTCATCGCCTGCCACGCCGGGGTGGGGCAGGGCCGGGCGGCGCTCTACGCCCGGGGCCAGGCTCACTGGACCCGGCTCGCCGGCGGGGCCGACGGCGCCTGGAGCGAGGACCCGAAGCACGAGGGACGGTACCGGGACTGGGTGGCCCGCTGGCCGGGCCTGACCTCCCCCCGGGCCCTGCTCGACGGCTACGACCTGGGGGTCAACGCCCGCACCCTCTCCCTCGACCTGCTCGCCCCGGTGCCCGGCGAAGCGCACCCCGAGGCGCAGCTCCGGGCGGCCGCCGACCTGGCCTTCGACCTGCTCCTCCGACACCGCCACGAGCCCCCGACGAAGCGGACGGTGCTTCGGCACTCCGACCTCGACCCTTTGGTCCGCTCGACCGCGGCCGGCGGATGGGACCCGCCCCGGGCCGCCTTCGTCCGGCTCTGTGACCTGCTCGGATTCGCGGCATGGTAGAGCGGCGCCGGAGCCGGGTGCTGCCGCTGGGCCTGCTCCTGGCCTACGCCGTGGTCGACCAGGGCGGCCCGCGACTGGTCGAAGCGGCCTGCGCCCCGCCGCGCCCGCTGCTGCCCCGGCGGCCGCCTGCCCGGGCGCCGGCCCTGCCCCGGCCGGAGCCGGCCATCGACGCCCTGGCCGGCATGATCTGCAACGAGTGCCTGGTCTGCTCGCCGGCCGAGCGGCTGGCGGTTGGACAGGTTGCTCTGACCCGGGCCTCTCGGCCGGGGTGGTGGGGTCGGAACCTGGCCGAAGTCCTGGCCGCGCCGGGGCAGTTCGCCGCGCCTCACCCGGACTGCGCGACCCTGCCCGACCAGACCCGGGAAACCCTGCGCTGCGAGGCCCGGCTGCTCCTGGAGGGGCGATACCAAGGACCGGCGAGGGGGGCGGTGTTCTTTCATGCTCGGCGCCTTGCTCCGTCTCCCTGGCCCGACTTGGCCGCGGGCGAGGCCGAGGTGCCCCCGGAGTGGTACCACCGCTTCTACCGCCTGGAGCCACGACGATGAGCGCGTCCGAGGACCGCATCCGCACCGAGGTAGAGCCCCGCTTCCGCCGGCGCCCCTGGGCGAGGATCATCGCCCTGTCGGTCGGGGCTGCGGCTCTGGTCACCCTGCTCGACGCCACCACCGATCTGCTCGGCTACTCCCGGCGGGTCCTGGGCGCCCTGACTGCCGACTCGGCCGAGGCGGTCGCCGTCCGAGTCGCCGAGTCGGCCGTGGCCCCGGTGCGGCTCCAGGCGGCCGAGGCGAAGACGGTGGCGGTCGAAGCCAAGGGCGCGGCGAGCACCGCCCTGGACCTGGCCCGGGACACCCGGCTCGCCCAGGGGGTCGGGCTCTGTGCCCAAGCGGGCGGCGTGCCGGACCTGGCCTTCGAGGTCAAGTGCGAGTGGGACGATGGCGGCGGGAGCGAGCCACTGGACGACGTGCGGGCCTTGGCCAAGCGCGTCGGCGCCAAGCTCCGCCGAGATGCCGACCGGCGCCGGCGGGGAAGGAGAACCCCATGAGCAAGTCCGCGTTGCCCCCGCCCTCCCCGGACCTCGCGCCGGGGACCGGCCTTCCGCCCCCGAAGCCCGGCTGGAAGACCACCGAGCTGTGGATCACCCTGGCCGTCCAGGTGGTCGCCGTGCTGCTCGACTCGGGCGTGCTCGGCGAGGGCCGCCTGGCCCTGGCGGCCGGGGCCCTGCTCCACGTCGCCGGCCTGTTCGGCTACGTGGCGGCCCGGACGGTGGCCAAGAAGGCCCACGAGGCGGCCCGGGCCGCGGTCCGGGTCGAGACCCTGCGGACCCTGGAAGACATGAGCCCGGAGGAGAAGGCGGCGTGGCTGGAGCGGCTCGCCGCCTGATCCTGCTCGGCGCCCTGCTCGGGCCTGCCCCAGCGGCGGCCGAGCCGGCCGACTGCCACCGGGCCAGCACCGACGCCTGCCTCTGCATCTCGGAGGGGGCGGCGGCCCGGCTGGGCTGGCCCGCGGAGCCCGGCTGCGGGGTCCCCCCGCCAGGTTGCCGTTGCCGGCCCCAGGATGCCCCAGGACGCACGGAAGCCTCGCCCCCCTGCCTGGACCCCTCCGCCCCCTCTCCCTATGCCCCTGAAGGCGCTGGCGGCCCCCAATCGGCCACCTACGTCGGGGAGTGCGTCTGCGCCGCAGCCGAGGCGGTCGGCCGCCTGGAGGCGCGCCTGGGCCTGACCGTGGACCGGCGGCACGAGTGCAATGCCTCCCCGCCGCCGGGCGAGGTCTGCCTGCCCGAGTCGGTTGCCGACCTGGTCCTCGCGGCCGCCGAGGCCGACCGGCAAGTGCCCGACTTGAAGGCCGGCTGGACGGGGCTGATCGCCGGCGCCGTTCTGGTTGCCGCCATCCTGCTCAACTGGCTCTTGTGGGCCAAGGGCTAGCTCGCGGCGCGGGTAGGGCTCGGCGGAGGTGCCGAGCGTGGGCCAGTGCAGACAGGGGTTCCAGAAGCGCCTGGAGCTGGCACTCCTGGGCGCACCCCGAGGCGGGGGCGTAGTCCTGGAGGCCACGGCCGAAGGCGGCCGCGCCTTCACCTGCAACGTCGTCGACTGGATGGTCGACCTGGAGGTCGGCCCCTGGCCCGAGGGCCAGGCCGTGCTCTACCGGGCGGACTACGCCAAGCTCAAGGCTCTGGGGTGGCAGGGGGGAGCCAAGGTGATCGGCGAGCACTGGGTCGCCATCGGCCCCGACGGAGCCGACCTGGCGGTGCTGCCGACGGCGATGGTGAAGCCTCGCCTCGCCGACCCGCCTCTCACCTGGGTCGCCGCCGGCCCGCGGGCCTCCACGCTGGCTGCGACCCTGCGGCACGCGGCCCGCTACGCCAGCGCTGCCAACCTGGATCGTTCTGCGCTGGCGGCCGTGCGGATTCGGGAGCACGAGGATCACCTGTGGGCCGAGGCCACCGACGGCCGCCGGCTCTACCGCTCCCCGGAGATCCCCCACCTGGAGGCCGCGCCCGAGCTGCCCTTCTACCTCCACTGGAGCGCTGCCCGGCTCGTCGCGGCGGCGGTCGCGGCCTTCCGCGACGCCCCGGTCGGGCTGGCCACCGACGGCCACCAGACCAGCCTCCGGGTCGGGCCGGCCAGGCTGACGTACTGCCCCCCATCGGGCTTCCCCGACCTCGCCTTCGTCTACAGCCTGGCGGCCCCCGACGACCGGCCCCGAGCGAAGGTCAAGGGGCCCCGCCTGCGGGAGCTGGTCGCGGCCGCTCGGGCCCAGGGGGGCGAGTGGGGGCCGGCGAAGTTCATCGTCCTGCGCTTCGGGCCCGGGGGCCTGACGGCCACCTGGGAGGGAGGCGAGGGCCTGGTGGCCGGAAGCGTCCGGGGGCAGGGAGAGGCCCAGCTCGATGCGGGCTTCCTGGCCGACGCCCTGGACCTGTCGGCCGACGATCCCGAGGCGCTGATCGACTCCGCCCTCTTCGAGACCATCGGCCGGCGGCGGCTGTGGATGCTCTGGTTCCTCACCGCGGCCGGCGACCTGGCGGTTCTCCCGCAGCGGACCGAGGCGGACGTGGCCGAAGGGCGGCGAGCGCAGGGGCCACACCGGCTCGACTGCGGGAGCTGCGGCGCCCGCGGCGCCCCGTACTACGAGGACTGCGCCGGCTCCGCCCCCGGGGAGGTCTGCCCCACCCGGAACGTCGAGCACAACGCGGCAGCCGCGGCCCCCTATTGAGGCTTGTCCGCACCGGGACCTGGTGCCAGCTCACCGACCTGGGCGACCGGGAAGCGGTCGCCCGGCTGCTCGACCGGCGCTTCTCCTATCCCGTCGAGGGCCACGTCTTCGCCCCGGCCTACCGGGCCGGGACCTGGGATGGCCGGGCGCGGCTGGTGCGCCGGCTGCGGGGCGGGGGGCTGGCCTATCCGGCCGGCCTGCACCCGGAGGTCCTGCGGCTGCTCGCCGCACAGGGCCTGGCCCCCGAGGTCGTCGAGGACTTCCCGCCGGCCGAGCCGGTCGGGCCCTGGGCCTGGGCTGGCCCCGAGCTGCGGCCCTACCAGGTTGAGGCGGTCGACGCGGTCGTGGCCTACGGCGGCGGCCTGGTCCGGCTCCCGGTGCGCACTGGCAAGACCGCCCTCGCCGCCGAGCTGATCCGGCGCCTGGGCGTCCGGGCGCTGGTCCTGGTGTCGTCCGACCTGCTCCGGCGGCAGACCATCGCGGTCCTGCGGGAAGCGCTGCCGGGAGCCCGGGTCGGGGCGGTGGGCGAGGGCGCCTGGGAGGCGGACGGGGACCTGTGCGTCGCCACCCTCCAGAGCCTCTGCCCCCGGCTGCGCACCCGGGACTTCCGGGCCTTCGCCCGGCGCTGGCCCCTGGTGGTGCTCGACGAGGTCCACCACCTCCAGAGCGAGGGCGACGCCTGGCGCAACGTGGCCCTGGCCCTGGACGCCCGCTACAAAGTGGGGCTCTCCGCCACCGTCGAGGTCGGGCGCAAGCGGCAGAACGAGACGGGGGCAATCTGGCTGCGCGGGCTCTGCGGCCCGGTGGTCTACTCCCGGACCCTGTCGGAGATGATCGAGGCCGGCTACCTGGTCCGGCCGACCATCCGCTTCGTCCGTCACGGCGCCCCTCCCCTGGCCGCCCGGCGCTGGTCGCCGGCGGTCTACCGGGACGGGATCACCGACTGCGCCGAGCGCAACGCCCGCATCGTCGCCGAGGCGGTCGCCTACGCCCGGGAGGGGCGGCGGGTCCTGGTCGACGTGAGCCGGGTGGGGCACGCCCGCCGGCTGCTGTCCCTCTTGCAGCGAGGCTACGAGGGGACCGTGGCGCTGCTCCTGGGCGCCTCCCCGGCCGAGGAACGGGCCCGGGTCCTGCGGGCCTGGGCCGCCGGCCGCATTGGGATCGTGGTGGGCACGATCCTGGGCGAGGGCGTCGACGTGCCCGCGTTGGAGGTCGTGGTCAACGCCGAGGGCGGCAAGGCCCGGACGAGCACCATCCAGCGGCTCCGCAACCTGACCGTTGCCCCGGGGAAACGCGGGGCCGTAGTGGTCGAGCTGGTCGACGACCATCAGGCGCAGCTCCGGGCCTGGACCCTGGAGCGCCTGCGCATCTACCGGAGCGAGCCGGCCTTCTGCCTCCGGGTGGAGGGCCGGAGTTGAACCGCCAGCCGAGGGAGGGTAGGCTGGCATCGACAGCGGCGTCTGCCTCCACCCAGGGCAGGCGCCGTCGGTTCGCCGGGTCGGGCGGCTGGGGTCCCGGGTCGCTGTCGGGGCGCCATGCCCTCCTTCTCCCCCGGGGTCGCCCCTGGGTGGCCGCCCGACCCGGCGAACCGAACCGGAGATGGCCATGCCCCGACCGTTCCGCCTGACGCGGCGCCAGCTTGATGCCCTCGCGGTCCTGGCCGCGCTTGATCCCGCAGACCTCCGGCTCCACCCGGTAGGGAGCCTGGCCGGGGCCCTGGGAGTCAGTTGCCGACAAGCCTCCTGGCTGCTCTCCGGCCTGGTTCGCCGGGGTCTGGTAGCCCGGACGGGACCGGGAAGCAGGGGTGCGCAAACGTCGGACATTGTAGGAGATGTCCTTACAAAAGTGGCGTGCACGCCACTTTTGTCGGCACCCCTTGATTTACCTAGCGATTTTCAACTCACTAGCTTAGCTCTCCCGGAGGGAGAGCTTAGTGCGCGATCCGGGCCCTCCTGCCCTCTTCCCTTCCGGGCTCCCGCGGAGGTCCGGGAGGCGGCCTGCTACGCCGCCTCCCCGGGCGAGCTGGTGGGAGCCCTCAAGAAGCTCGCCGCCCGGTCGAACTGCCACGTCTCTCCCCGGCAGAACCGGAGGCAGGCCGGAGACCTGGACTACCTGGGGGAGCTGTACACCTCCCGGCGGCGCCGGTTGGAGCCGGAGTACAATCCTCCCCCCGGCCTGCGGCGAGACCTGGCAAAGCTCCTGGCCGGCCTGACGCGGGTCCGCCTGGGGCGGAAGCACTGGCCCCTCTACCTGGACTTCTGCTTCAAGGCGTTCCCCCGGTTCGCGCCCCTGGCCTTCCCTCCGGCGAGGGCCGTGGCCGGCGAAGCGCTGCTCGACTCCTACCTGGCTTCCCTGGGTCGGCGGAAGCTCGACCTCCGCCGGGCGGCGGCCATGCTGGCCGCCGCCGGTTACGGCGACCTGCCGGCCTGGGTGGTGGCCGACATGGCCCGGAGCGAGGCGGCCTCCCCCGGGGCCCTGGCCGGCATCGAGGACCGCCGCTTCGCCGAGGCGGCAGCCTGGCTGCGGGAGCGGCTGGACGAGGTGGGGTACGCCGATGAGTAGCGGCAGCTTCGACGTGGAGCTGGAGCGGGACGTGCTCGCCCAGTGCCTCCGGGACGCGGCCTACCTGCGGCGGGCGGTGCCGGTCCTGCGGCGGCACGACTTCGCCTCCCCGGCCCTGCGCTGGCTGTGGGGGGTCCTGGCCGACGTATACTCGACCACCCGGGAGCTGCCCTCCCCGCACGTCTGGGGACTGCGGCTCGACCGGGACTTCGCCGAGGACGAGCAGCGGGCCTACCACGAGGAAGTCCTGCTCGGGCTCTGGCGGCGCCGCTCGACCTCGCCCCGGGCGGCGCTTGAAGAGGTCCGCCGCTTCGTCCAGATGGCGGCGGTGAGGGCTTCGGCGGCCGAGGCCCTGGGTGCCATCGACGACGGCGAAGTCGACGAGGCGGCCCGGATGATCGCCGAGGGGGCCAAGGCGGCCCGGACGGCCGGTGCCCTGGACGAGCCCGAGTCCTGGGCGACCTCGGGGGAGGCCCGCCTGGCCGGCTACCGGGCCGCTCCGGTGGGGCTGCGAGTCGCGACCCCGTTCCTGGCGCTCGACCGCGCTCTGGGTGGCGGCCTGCGGCCCGGTTGCCTGGGGCTGGTGGTGGCGACCACCAACATCGGCAAGTCAGCGCTCGCCGTGGACCTGGGCTTCACCGCCCTGACCCGGGCCAAGGCGGCGGTGGCGCACGTCACCACCGAAGAGACCAAGGCCGAGGCCCTGGCCCGCTACGACGCCCGCTACACCGGCATCCCCCGGGACCGGCTCATGGCCTCCCGCCTGCTCCCCGGCGAGGGCGAGCTGATCGAAGCGAAGTTCCGCAAGGCGGCTCGCTGGGGCCGGCGGCTTCAGGTCCAGGAGATCCCTCCCCGGAGCCCGGTGTCGGCGGTGGCGGCCTTCGTCGAGTCGGTCCGGGCCGAGTTCCCGGACGACCTGCTGGTGGTGGTGGTCGACAGCCCCGACCACCTGGAGCCCGACCGCAAGGCGGAGAACTACCGCCTGGGCGCCTCGGCGGTCTACTGGGCCCTCAAGGGGCTGGCGCTCGACCCGACCCTGGGGCCGGCGGCGGTCTGGGCGACCGTCCAGGCGCCGGCGAAGTTCGCCGGGAAGCGGTTGACCTCGGAGGCGGTCTCCGAGTCCTACGACAAGGCCCGGGTCGCGGACGCGATGGCCGGGCTCATGGAGAGCGAAGGCGACGAGGGGGAGGAAACCGAGGCGGCCGAGCGCAACCTCCAGCTCGTGCTCGTCAAGAACCGCCTGGGCGGAATCAAGCGGCTCACCGTCTACTGCGTGGCCAACCTGGGGACCTGCTCGTTCCGGGAAGTCGCCGCCCGTCGACCGGCGCCGGCGGAGGAAGGGGCATGAGCGGCTACTGCCCCGGCGACGACCTGCTCGCCCGGTTGCCTGCCCCTCTGGGGCCGGCGGTTGATGCGCTGGTCCCCCTGGCCGCGGCCGAGCTGGCGACCCTGGACCGGGTGGCCCTGGGCCGGGTAGTCGAGCGGGAGCGACGGCGGGTCCTGGAGGGCCTGGCCGCGTGCGAGTGGCTGGTCGCCCCTGGCGGCGGCCGAGAGCCCAAGGCCCCCCTCGTCGCCCCGCTGGCGAAGCTGATTGCCGCTCTGCGGCTGCTCGGGAGATCGGCCGGATGAGGCTGGACCTGCCCGGCTACCTGGGCGCTCGGACCACCGTGCACCACGAGGCGGCCGGGGAGCACGGCCCCGAGCTGGTCTGCGACTGCCCGCGGTGCGGGCGGGTCGGCAAGCTCTGGGTGAACGCTGCCAGCGGCCGGTGGGTCTGCTACTTCTGCGGGCAGGGGGGCGGCCTGCTCCGCCTGGTGGGTTGGCTGGACGGGCTCTCCCCGGCCGAGGCCCGGCGCACCCTGCGGGGCCTGGGCCGTCTGGCGGCGCCGGCCCTGCCGGCCGCCGACGAGCTGGCCCGGCGCCGGTCGACCGAACCGGACGACCGCCCGGCCCCCGGGGGTCTCCCCTCCGGCTACGTCCCGGTCTACGACCCGGCCTCCGGGCGCTGGACCGTGCCCGAGTACCTGCGGCGCCGGGGCGTGCCTCTGCGGCTGGCGGCCCGCTATGGGCTGGGGGTGGTGCTGGACCCGGCCTGCGCGGACCCCGAGTGCGCCGGCCGGCCTGGCGGCTGCCGCTACGCCGGGCGCTTGATCCTCCCGGTCCGGGAGCGGGGCCGGGTCCTGACCTACCAGGCCCGCCTCATGGGCCCGGGCGAGCCGAAGTACCTGGGGCCGCCCCTGGCGAAGAAGGGCCTGCTGTTCGGGCTCGACGAAGCGGCCGGGGCGGCCGAGGCGGTAGTGGTCGAGGGAACCTTCGACGCCCTGGGGGTGGCCCGCCTGGGCCTGGCCGCGGTGGCCCTGCTCGGCAAGGTGGCTTCGCCGGCGCAGGCGCTCCGCCTGGCCCGAGCCGGTTTCGTCCGGGCCACGATCCTGCTCGACGCCGACGCCCCGGCCGCGGCGCAGGAGGCGGCCCTGGTCCTGGGCGAGCTGCTGCCGGTGCGGGTGGCGACCCTGGCCGCGGGCGACCCTGGCGGCGCGCCGCCGGAGGCAATCCGGGCCGCTCTGGCCGCGGCCCGACCCCCGAGCCTTCGGGGCCGCGGGTCGGCAAAACCCTTGGCCTTGTAGGGAAAGTGAGTTGCCCTCTCTTTTCCTGTTGACTTCCCGCAACCCCGCTGCTATGCTTGCTGATGGATAGGAGGTCGCGATGGCAGAGCGGTTGCGGTTCGGGCGGTTGGAGCTGGCGGTCCGGGAGGACCTGACCCCGGCGGACGAGTTCCGGGTGCCGGCCTTCGACGAGCAGTACTACCTCGACCCCGTCCGCCTGGAGGACCTGGCGGCTGCGGTGCAGGTCCGCATCCCCGCCTTCCTCTGCGGGCCGCCCGGCTCCGGCAAGACCAGCGTGGTCCTCCAGCTCGCGGCCCTGCTCAACCAGCCCGCGGTCCGGGTCAACCTGGGCGGACAGCCCCACGTGGCGGACCTGCTCGGCGAGAAGGCCCTGACCGTCGAGCCGGCCTCCGGGCAGGCGGTCACCGAGTGGCGGGACGGCCCGGTCACCGAGGCCGTCCGCCGGGGCTGGTGGTTGATCCTGGACGAGTACACCGCCATGCCGCCGAGCGTGACCCTGCGGCTCCAGGGGCTCCTGGAGGTCGGGGGCTCGCTGGTGCTGGCGGAGAACGGGGGCGAGGTAGTCGAGCCCCACCCGAGCTTCCGCCTGTTCGCCACCGACAACACCACTGGCCGGGGCGACGACACCGGCCTCTATCAGGGGACCCAGGCGCAGAACGACGCCAACCTGGACCGCTTCGTGGTCTTCGCCTGCGACTACCCGCCCCCGGCCGAAGAGGCGGCGATCCTGGTCCGCAAGACGGGCATCCCCGCCAAGGTGGCGAGGATGATGGTGGAGGTTGCGACCCTGGTGCGGTCCGGCATGCAGAAGTCGGAGACCTTCTGCACCCTCGGGACCCGGCGGCTCCTGGCCTGGGCCAGCTTCGCCGCGGCCTACGCGAACGGCCACGCCTACACCGCCCCCGCGGCCCGGGCCTACCGGGTCGCGGTCCGGTCGAAGCTCGGGGCGGAGGACGCGGCCTACGTCGACGGGGTGGCGAAGCGGGTGGGGTTCGACCTGTGACCCGCCCCGCTCCCACCTCTGCCGGCCTGGGCCTGCACGGCGGCTACTTCGCCCGTATCGCCCGCACCTTCGCTCGGGACTGGGGGGTGCAGGTTCGGGTCGGGTCCTGCGCCCGGGCGCTCCTGACGCGAGGCGTCGTCGAGCTGCCGGGCGCGGTCGAGTTCCTGGAGGGCGAGGGCCGGGCGGCCCTGGAGGGGCTGCTCGACCACGAGGCGGCCGGCCACCTGCTCCAGGAGAAGGAGTGGCCCGAGGGCCAGCGCCCGTCGGACGTGCTGATGCGAGTGCTGGAGCGGCCCGACGCGGCCCGCGTGAAGCGGCTGCTCAACGTCGCCGAGGACGTGCGGGTGGAGCGGGCGGCGGCGGCCCGCTGGCCGGGGATCGCCGCAAACCTGCTCGCCGCTCATCGCTTCATGGCCGGCCGCCTGCGGCGCACTCACGAGACGGACCCCCTGCCAGCGGTCGAGCAGGCGTTGCTCCTGGTGCTCGCCCGAGCCCGGGGCTACGCTGACCACTACGCGTGGCTCCCACCCGAGGCGCACGCGCTGGTGGACCGCCTGGGGCCCGAGGTCGAGCGGGTCCGCTCCGCCGTCACGCCGGAGGACGCCTACGAGGCGGCCCTGGCGCTCCAGGCGGGCCTGGAGCGGCTGGCGGCTCCCCCGCCGCCCCCGCCGCCCTCCCCCGCCGCCGCCCCTGCCGGGAGCGGCGAGGACGAGGACGAGACCCCCCAGACCCCCGAGGACCCCGAGAGCGCCGGCGCCAGCGAGGGCGGGGACGACGAGGACGAGGGGGATGGCGGGGACGACGAGGACGAGGACGAGGACGGCGGCGGCGAGGGCGAGCTGGGCCCCGAGGGGGAGGACGGGCTGGGAGGGGAAGGCGAGGCTCTGCCTCCGCCCGAGCTGGACGAGGCGGACGACTCGGAGCCCGGCGAGGACGACGGCGAGGGCGGCGAGGGCGGCGAGGGGGCCGAAGGCGACGGCTGTGGAAGCGAGGACGAGGGCGAGGACGAGGGCGAGGATGGGGAGGACGACGGCGGCCGCGGGAGCGACGAGGACGGCGACGAGAGGGCGGAGGGCGACGGCTGCGGAAGCGAGGGCGATGACGAGGGGCCTGGCGACGCCGAGGGTGCCGAGGGGCAGGAGTCTGGCGAGGACGAGGGCGGGGACGAGCAGGACGGGGCGGCCGGCGAGGGCACCGACGACAGGAGCGGCGAGGGCGCCGGGGAGGGCGGGGCGGCCGGCGCCGGGTCGGGGCCTCCCGACGAGGACCCGGACCCGGCCGACAAGGGCGAAGTCGCCGGCGAGGCGCTGGCGGTCCTGACGGGCTTGGAGGACCTGGACCCGACCGCCTCCTTCCGCGAGGGCGCTCTGAATGAGCTGGTGCGGGAAGCGGAAGCGGCGGCCCGGGAGGCTCCCTGGCGGGACCTTCCCCATCCGGCTGCCGCGGCCAGGGACCGCTTCGCCAACACCTGCCCGTCTGCCCGGTCCCAAGCGACCTACTCGGCGGCCTGGGCGGCCGCGCAGAAGGTGATCGGCGGCCTCTCGGCCCGGCTGGCCGCGCTGCTGCGGACGACCCGGGAGCAGCGGCTTGCCGACCGGCGCACCGGCCGGGTGGACCCGACCGCCCTGCACCGGGTCCGGGCTGGCCGGACCGACGTTTTCGAGCAGGACCTCCGGCTGCCGGGGCTGGACACGGCGGTCGCCATCCTGCTCGACGAGTCGGGCTCCATGAGCGGCGGGCGGGCGGGCGCGGCCCGGGAGCTGGTCCTGGCCCTGGGCGAAGCGCTGCACCGGGCTGCCGTTCCCTTCGAGGTGCTCGGCTGGTGGGAGGAACCTGCCCGGGGGGCGGGGAGCGAGGGTGGCCTCTACACCCGCATCGAGGCTCGGGTGGTCCACGAGTTCAAGACCTATGGCGAGTCCTGGCCGAGGGTGCGGGGGCGGCTTGGTCACTCGGGCGGCTACGGCAACAACGACGACGCCGGGGCGACCCTCTACGTTGCCCGCCGGCTGGCGGCCCGGCCGGAGCGGCGCAAGGTGCTCTTCGTCGTCTCCGACGGCGCCCCCTGCCACGCCGGCCGCAGCACGCCGGAGGCCCGGGAGGACCTCAAGGGCGCCCTGGGCCTGGTCGAGCGGGCCGGAATCGAGACCGCGGGCATCGGCATCGCCTCCCCCCACGGGCAGGACTTGTACGGGCGGTGGGAGACGGTTGCCTCCCTGGCCGACCTGCCCGGGGCCGCGGTCCGGCTGCTCCAGAAGCTCCTGGTCCCCTGTAGGAGGGCCGCCTGATGCCGACCTTGGACGAAGTTCGACGCCGCTTCTCGGCGGCATCGGCGCCTCCCGAGCCGGCCCCGGTTGACGCCCCGGACGGAGCGTCCGGGGTGGACCAGAGCAAGGTGCGGGCCCGGCGCAACCGGACGGCCGCGGCCCTGCACCGCAGTCCGGCCCCGGCGCCGTTCGCGCCCGGTGGCGCACCGCGCCTGACGAGCCGGCACTACGAGCTCCTGGACGGCGGGACCGACGCCTTGCTGCGCTTCGGCAAGCATGCGGGGAGCAAGGTGTCGGCCCTCGCGGCCCGGGGCGACGGACGCCACTACTTGTTGTGGCTCCTGGAGCAGGGGTTCCCCGAGGACCTGAAGGCGGTGGTGCGACGATGCCTCTGAAGCCCGAGGACGTGCTGGACATCGCCCGGCAGGAGGTGGCCTCCCTGCGCCTCTGCCGGGTGCCTCCCGCGGACCGGGAGGACCTGGTGCAGGCGGGAGCGGAGCGGGCCCTGCGGGCCTGGGGCCGGCTCTCGCCAGACCGCACCGAGCGGGAGCAGCGGGCCTACCTGGGGGTGTGCGCCCGGTCGGGGATCTACGACGCCCTGTCGGCCCGGGGCCGGGCCCTCGCCGAGGTCCCCTGCGGGGCGGTCGAGGTCGACGACCTGGCGAACCCGGAGGACCTGCTGATCGCCCGGGAGGTCGGGCTGGCCCTGGCGGAGGTGCTGACCGAAGCCCTGGCCCGCATGGGGCCTCACACCCGGGCGGTAGCGCTCGCTCACCTGGGCGCCGAGCCCCTCCCGCAGTCCCTCCGGGCCGAGCTGCGGCCCGGGACCTTCTGGTGGCACGCCCACCGTGCCCGGGCCGTGGTCCGGGCCGTCGAACAGGAGAGAGGATGGGACGCCGCTTCCGGCACGGCGAGTGCCTTGTTGAGCGGCTAGGCTCGCTCCCCGGGTGCCTCGGCCACTACGCGGCCGGGGACCCCGAGTGCGACCGACCGCCGCCCTGCACCTGGGCGGTCTACTGCCGGGCCTACCGGGACTCGTGCGCCCGGCGGGGGGTGGACCCGGCGAAGGAGCGGGCCGAGCTGCCCCCGAAGCTGCTCGCCGAGCTGGTCGACACCGCCCTCTGCCGCCCGCCCAGGGGGAAGGGCGGGCACCGGCACCAGCGGCAGCTTGCGGCCTGGGAGATGTTCGCCGAGGCGTTCCGCCAGGCGAGCGGGGTTCGGGTGGCGCAGGTAGGGGCGGCCGAGCCGGGAGAGGTCGTCTACCACGAGTGGCGGTCGCCGAGTGCCTTGTTCCGGGCCCGGGCCGCCAAGGTCGTCCTCGCCGACGGGACCCTCGCTCCCGGGGCCCTCTGGCGCTACTGGCCGACCCGGCGTCGGGTCGTGCAACCGACCATCGAGTACGCCTGCCCCCTGCGGGACCTGCTCGCCGCGTTTCCCGAGGCGGCTCGCCTCGGGGAACGGTGGCAACGGCAGGGGCCCGAGGGCCGGGGAGGGCTGGGCGCGGCGGTGCTCGGACTGCGGCCGGAGCGCATCGGAGACGCCGGCCGACTGGCGGCTCGGCTCCTGGAGAGGGGCCTACTCGCCGGCGCCCGAGTGGTTTCTGGCGGGTGGGTCCGGCTGTGAGCTTCGCCCACCTGCACACCCACAGCCATGCTTCCGCCTTCGATGGCTTGGGCCGCCACGTCGAGTTCGCCCGGCGGGCGGCGGCCCTGGGGCAGCCGGCCATCGCCTTCACCGAGCACGGGTCGGTACGAGGGCTCTACGAGGCGCACCTGGCCTGCGCCGAGGTGGGCCTGCGCCTGGTCCCCGGCGTCGAGGCGTACCTGGTCGAGGACGCCGAGCGCCGGGGGCTCGCCGAAGCGGAGAGGGCGGCGCTGAAGGACCGACCCGAGGCCCTGAAGCGGGCCGAGCAGGAGCGGCGGGAGCGAAGCCACCTGACCCTCTGGGCGCTCGACGACGAGGGCCTGCGCAACCTCTACCGGCTCACCACCTGGTCATGGGCCCAGGGCTTCTACTACAAGCCGCGGGTGGACCTGGCCCGGCTCCGGCTCTACGGCGCCGGGCTGGCGGCCTCTACCGGCTGCGCGGGCGACGGCCACGTGGTCGTCCCCCTGGCCCGAGGCGACTACCGGGAGGCGCTCGACCGGCTGGAGGACCTGCTCGCCCTGTTCCCCGGGCGCCTCTACGTCGAGGTGATGCCGCACGTCCCGGCCGGCCGGGAGGCGGTGCTGCCGGCCCTGCTCCGGCTGGCCGAGCGGTTCGACCTGCCCCTGCTCGCCACCCAGGACGCCCACTATCCCGAGGCGGCCGACGCCTACGCCCACGAGGTCCTGCTGTGCATCCAGACCCGGGGCAAGATGGCCGACCCCGACCGCTTCCGGTTCGACGGGCGGGAGTACTGGCTCCGCTCCCGGGAAGAGATGGCGGCGGCCTTCCGGGCCCGGGGGCTGCCGGGACCTGCCGTCGAGCGGGCGCTCGACGAGACCCTGGCCTTGGCCGACCGCTGCGCGGCCCGGGTGCAGACGGCGGAGGCCGGGCGCTACCTGATCGCGCCCGAGCTGCCGGCGGGGATTCCGACCTACGATGCCTGGCTGCTCCGGCTCTGCCACGAGGGGATGCGGGTCCGGGGCCTGACCGGCGCCGGGGCGGCCTACCTCGACCGGCTGGCGCACGAGCTGGAGGTCCTGTGGGAGCACCGCTTCGCCCCCTACTTCCTGGCGGTCTGGGACGTGGTGCGGTGGGCCCGGGAGCAGGACATACGGGTTGGCCCTGGCCGGGGGTCCGCGGCCGGCTCCCTGGTCGCCTACCTGCTCGGGATCACCCAGCTTGACCCGCTGCGGCACGACCTGATGTTCGAGCGGTTCATCGCTCCCGGGAGGCGGGACCTGCCCGACATCGACCTCGACTTCCAAGCCGACCGCCGGGAGGAAGTGCTGGAGTACCTGCGCCGGCGCTACGGCGAGGACCGGGTCGCGGCGATCAGCACGCAGATCACCTTCGGCGGGCGGCGGGCCCTGCGGGACCTGGGCCGGGTCTTCGCCGTGCCGGACCGGGAGCTGACCCCTGCCGCCTCTCTGCTCCCCCTGGTGCCCGACCCCGGCGACGAGCGCACCTTGGCGGAGGTCCTGGGCGAGTCGGCAGTGGGCGCGGCCTTCGTGGCCGCGCACCCGGAGGTGGCCGAGGTGGCCGGCCGCCTGGAGGGGCAGATCCGGGACGTGGGCCTGCACGCCGCCGGGGTGGTCCTGTCCTCGGTCCCGGTCGCCGAAGTGGTGCCCCTGGAGTCCCGGCCCCGCCGAGGCGGAGCCCGAGTGCCGGCGGTGGCCTACGACATGCGGGCGGCCGAGGCCGCGGGCCTGGTCAAGATCGACGTGCTCGGGCTGCGGACCCTGGTGGTCCTCGCCGAGGCGGCCCGGGCGGCGGGCGTAGACCCGGACCGGATCGACTGCGACGACCCTGCGGCCCTGGGAATCTTCGCCGGGGGCCGGCTGGCGGGCATCTTCCAGTTCGACACCCCGACCGCCCGGCGTCTCTGCCGGGCCGCGGCGAGCCGGATCAGCTTCGAGGTCCTGGTGGCCCTGAACGCCCTCAACCGGCCCGGCCCCCTGGCCGCGGGCCTGGCCGACGCGTACGTCCGCCGGCTGGTCGAGGGCGATGCCCCACCGGCCCTGCATCCTGTCTACGACCGGATCATGGCGGCGACCCTGGGCGTGCCGGTCTACCAGGAGCAGGTAGTGGCCCTGGCCCGGGACCTGGCCGGCTACTCCCCGGAGGACGCCGACGGGCTGCGCAAGATGATCGCGAAGAAGCTCCCGGGTCTGGCGGCCGAGGCCCCGCGGTTCGTGGCCGGGGCGACGGCCGCGGGTCTGGCCGAGGACGAGGCGGCCGACCTGTTCCGGCGACTGGTGGGGTTCGGGCGCTACGCCTTCAACCGCTCCCATGCCGCTGCCTACGCCTACCTCGCGGTCCAGCTTGCCTTCCTCAAGGCCCACCACCCGGTCGCCTTCTACGCTGCGGCCCTGGCGGCCGAGCCCGACGACCGGGTGCAGATGCGACTTGCCGGCGAGGCCCGGGCGGCCGGGACCCGGGTGTCGCCTCCCGACGTGAACCGCTCCCGGGAGCGGGGCTTCGGCGGTGGCGAGGGCGAGATCGTCGGTGCCCTCTCGGCCCTCAAGGGGATCGGCCCGGCGGCTGCCGCAGCCGTGGTGGCCGCGGCCCCCTTCCGGGACCTGCTCGACTTCTACCGGCGCACGGCCGGAGCCGGCTGCCGGGCGGTGACGGCCCGGACCTTCGGGGTGCTCGCCCAGGCGACGGCCCTGCGTTCCCTCTGCCCGACTGGCGGCCCTTTCCTGGCGGCGAACGCGGCGGCGGTGTGGGCGCGGCTGCGAGCTGGCGAGCAACCCGAGCTGCGGCCCGAGGCGGCGCCGGCCTGGCGGGAGGGCGAGCAGGCGGCGACGGTGTCCGCGGTCTGGCCGCTGTTCGTCGACCTCGCCGGTCAAGGCGCCTTGGAGGGCGCGGCTGCTCGCCTGCGCTGCCTCTGGGGGCCGACGCACGACCCGGCCGACCCGGCGCTCGTCGAGGCGGGCACCTACCTGGTCGCGGGCTACCTGGCGGCCTGTAAGCGCTTCGATGCCGACGGCTCGGCCCGGCTGGCGCTGGCGGCGACTACCGGCGAAGAGCTGTCCCTGCGGGCCGACGCCGACGTGGCCGAGCGGGCTGGCGGTGCCCTGGACAAGGTCGGCGGGGTGGTCCTGGCCCTGGTCCACCGGACCGAGCGAGGTGCCCTGTCGGCCGAGGCACTGTGGGCGGAGGCGGCCTGCAAGAGCGACCTGCTCTTCCGGTTCTTCCGCGAGCCCTGGCGGACCCGCCCGCTCGACCCGGCTGCCGCTCTGCGGCGAGCTGGCGAGGGCCAAGCCTTCGGGGTCGAGGGGGTACTGGTCCGGGTGCGCCAGCACACCGACCGCTCCGGGGCCGCAATGCGCACCCTGGGCATCGCCGGTGCCCGGGGCTACCTGCGGGTTCTGGCCTTCGCTTCCCGGATGGGTGCGGACGTTCGCGCCCTGCGGGCGGGCGACCTGGTGAGCCTGCGGCTGCGCCGGCTTGACGGCGGGGCGGCCGCGTTGACCGATGCTCCGGCCCGCAAAGGGCCCGGGGCCTTCAAGGGTAGGGCAGTAGGAGGCCACGATGGCGCGTACGAGCGATAGGGAGCGGCGGGCGACGGCGAGCGACATCGCCCGCCGGGCCGGGGTCGACCTGGCGGTGGTCCAGGAGGTCTTCTTGGCCATCCTGGCCGAGCTGCACCTGGGCCGGGAGGTGCGGATCGCCGGGTTCGGGTTCTTCCGGCGGCACTGGTCCCCGCCCCGGAAGCTCCGCACCCCGGTCGTGCCGGGGGGCATCGCCGAAGTCCCCGGGAGCTGGTGTGTCCGCTTCCGGCGGGCGCCGACGAGCCGGGAGAAGCTGTGAGGGCCGACCCGAGCCCGGGCCTGGTGCTGACCGGGGACCTGGCCACGGATTCGGCCGAGGCCCTCCGCGGCCTGGCCAGCTCGGTCCGCGGCCTGGGCGAGGCGACGCTGGAGATCGAGCAGGCGGATGCCCAATACCGGGCCTGGCGGGCAACCGCGACCGTCGAGCAGCTTGCCGACGGGGCAAGCGCCGAGTGGAAGGTCAAGGCCCAGGTGGAGGCGCTTCCTGCCTTCCTGGTCCACAAGCGCCGGCTGGCCGAAGCCGAGGCGGCCTTGGCCCGGGCCCGGGCCCTGCATGATGCCCTCCGGGCCCAGGTCAACCTCATCCGGGACCGGGTCACCTTGGCAACGGCTGGTCTGGCCGCGGCCGAGGGCGACGCCCTGGACCCGCCGACCCGCTACCACGCTGCGCCCCCGGCCCCTCCGGCCGAGGCGCGGGAATCCCGAGCGGCCCGGGTGCGGGCCGCAATGCTGCGAGGAAAGGAGGCTCCCTGATGGCGATGGACATGGACCGCTTCCAGGCCCGCCGGGACGCCGGCAAGCGCCGGGGCGAGGGCTTCTTCCGCTTCCCCGAGGGGCACACCCTGGTCTACCTGGCGCCCCCGACCGAGGCAATGGACGGGGTGCCATTCGTCGAGCTGGCCGTCCACTACGGAGTCGGGCCGGCGAACAAGATGGCGGTCTGCCTCGACGCCTCCAACGAGGTCCTGCGCCACCCGGCGGTGGTCAAGGCGCTCGCCGCCCGCAAGGTCAGCGTCGAGGGCGGCTGCCCGGTCTGCGCGGTGGTGGACGGGATCGACCCGCTCCCCGGCGGCGGCGACTCCAAGCGCGTCGACCGGATGGCGATCAAGACGCAGTACGCCTTCGTCGTCGTTCCGTGGGCGACCCTGGAGCGGCGGGAGCGCCGCGACCTCCCGGAGGGGGAGCGGGTGCCCCGCCTCCTGCTCGCCGGCTACTCGATCTGGGACGGCATCTGCGCCGTGATCGAGACCGAGGGCGACATCACCGACCCGGCCAAGGCGACCCTGCTCCGGGTGTCCCGCACCGGCGCCGGCCTGGCGACCGAGTACCGGGTGGCGGCCGACTCCGACACCGTCCGGGAGCCGCTGCGCCTCCCCAAGGCGCAGCGGGCCCTCCTGCGCAAGGCGCAGGACGCCGGCGGGGACTGCGACCTCCACCGGCTGGTCGCCAACCTGGTGAAGGACCGGGAGGCGGTCGTGGCCCTGCTGCGGGGCGACGCGGTGGAGCGGCGGGAGGCGGCCCCGCCCGACAAGCCCTACTGCTTCGGGCTGGACTACGACGCCGACGACGGCGAGTGCAAGGCGTGCGGCTCGGTGACCGAGTGCGCGGCCGCGACCGGCGCCTCGGCGCCCGCCGCCGCCCCGAAGCCGACCGCCAGCGCCCCGAAGCCGGCCGCCAAGCCCGCCGCCCCCGCCGCCCCCGCCGCCCCGGCCAAGCCGGCCGCCGCCCCGAAGCCCCCGGTCGCGGCCAAGCCGAAGCCGGCGGCCCCGCCGCCGCCCCCGCCGCCCGAGCCCGACGAGGACGAGCCGGAGGACGAGCCGGAGGATGAGCCGGAGCCGGAGGACGAGGCCCCGCCGGAGGCGGCCGCCTCGGCCCCCGCGCCCGCCGACGGCGCCGGCGACTCGGCCAGCGAGCTGGACGAGTTCGAGCGGGAGCTGTTGGCCCGCCGCAAGGCCCGCGCCAAGTGAGCGTTCCCTCGCACGCTCGGGCCCGGCGCCTGGGTGCCGCCCTGGCCCGGGGGGTAGCCGGCTGCGATGCCCATATCGCGGCGGCTGCTCCCCGGGCCCGGGGCGTCCTCCCCTCCGGCTGCGACGCGCTCGACGCGGCGCTGGGAGTCGGGGGCTACCCGGAGGGCCGCCTGACGGTCCTGCATGGCCCGGAAGCCTGCGGCAAGTCCACCCTCGCCCTGCACGCGGCGGCCGAGTGCCAGCGGGCCGGCGGGGTGGTCCTCTACCTCGACTTCGAGCACAAGCTCGACGAGCCCTACGCGGCCGCCCTGGGCGTTGACCTGGGGGCCCTGGTGGTCGCGACGCCGCCCCATATCGAGCGGGCCTTCGCTCTCCTGGAGCAGGCGTGCGCCAAGCTGGCGGAGGGCGACGGCGAGCCAACGCCGGTGCTCCTGGTCTGGGACTCGCTCCACGCGGCCGTGGGCCGCCGGACCTTCGAGGCGGACTGGGAGAAGGAGCACTTCTCCCCGGAGGCCCGGGCCTACTCCCTGGGCCTGGCCCGCTTCGTCCCCACCCTTTCCCGGACTCGGGCAGTTCTGCTCGCCATCTCCCAGGTCCGCATGAAGCTCGACGGCTACATGCCGGCCGAGAAGGTCGGGGTCGGCCGGGCGCCCCTGTTCTACGCTTCGGTGATCGTGAAGCTGCGGGCCAAGCGGGCCCGGGGCACGGTGCGCCGGGAGGGCGAGCTGGTCGAGGCGGTGGTGGTCAAGAACCAGGTCGCGCCGCCCTACCGGGTGGTGAACTTCCCGATGGTCTACGGCCGGGGCGTCGACGGCCCCGGCGCGGTCCTGGAGGCGGCTCGTCTGACCGGGCTGGCCGTGCCGGCCAAGGCGGCCGGCTGGTGGGACCTGGCCTTCGACGGTGAGTCGGTCAGGGTCCAGGGCGCCGGCGGCGTGGGCCGGATGGCCGAGCGGGAGCCCGAGTCCTACGCCCGGCTGCGGGCGGCGATCCGGGCCGCCAGCTTGGGGCCGACGCTGCCGGCTCCCGCCGAGCCCTCCCCCGCCGGGGGAGAGGGCGACGCCGACGACGCGGGCGGCGCCGATGGCTGACCCTGCCCGCCGGCCCCAGGCTGCCCCAGGACGCACGGAAGGAGGCCCCCCCTCCCCCGGGGGCGGCCTCTGCCCTCCCGTGCCCCCTGGTGGCGTCCAGGGGCCGTTTCGGGCCGTCGGGTGGGACCAGAGCCCGACCCATGCCGGGGTGGTGTGCCTGACCCACGAGGGCCGCCTGGCGGCCCTGTATGCCGCCTGCTCGGAGGTCCGCCACGCCAAGGCCGCTGGCCTGGCCGGCGCCGAGGCGCTGCCCCTGGCGGTCCGCGGCTGCCGGTACGCCCCCCTGCGGGAGGCCCGGCGGCTAGCCTGGTGGCGGGACTGGATCGACGGCCGGCTGGCGGACCTGGCTGACCCTCCCGCGGGCGGCCCGGTCTTCGTCGCTGTGGAGGACTACGCCTACCGCCAGGGGCTCTACGCCCACCAGATCGGCGAGGTCGCGGGACTGCTCCGCCGTCTGCTCTGGGAGCGGGCGGTGCCGTTCCGGGCCATCGACCCGATGGCGCTCAAGCTAGCCAGCGGGGCGGCGGCCGGGGCGGTGGCCGAGAAGGTCGAGGTGGTGGCCGGGGTGGCGGCGACCTGGGGCGTGGACTTCGCCCGGTATGGGGAGCAGGCGGCGGCCGACCTGGCCGACGCCTACGTGCTCGCCCGCCTGGCCCTGGCCGAGCAGCTTGTCGCTCGGGGCCTGGTTGGGCTCGATGCGCTCTCCGCCGGGGAGCGGCGGGTCTTCCTGCGCACCACTCGGGCCCGGCCCCTGAACCTCCTGTCGACGCCCCTGCTCTGCCCCTCCGCGGAGGACCCGCGGTGAGCCTCGCCGCCCTGCGGGCCGACTGGTCCGCCTGCACCCGCTGCCGGCTGGCCGAGGGCCGGCGCTCGGTGGTCTACGGCGAGCCCTACCAGGCGGCGCCGGGAGAGGGCGACCCGCTGGTCCTGGTGATCGGCGAGGCCCCCGGCGAGCGGGAGGACCAGTCCGGGCGCCCCTTCGTCGGCCCGGCCGGCGAGGTCTTGCGGGGGTTGCTCCGGGAAGCCGGCTGCCGGTTCGCCTTCATCACCAACCTGCTCGCCTGCCGGCCGCCGGGCAACCGGGACCCCCGGGCCGACGAGATTGAAGCCTGCCGCCCCCGGCTGCTCGCCCTGATCGAGGCCCTGGCTCCGGCCGGTGTGCTCCTGGTCGGCCGAGTAGCCGAGGGCCAGCGGGAGGCCCTGGCCCTGGGTGCTCGGCCGGTGGCCGCGGTGGTCCACCCGGCCTGGCTTCTGCGCAAGGGCTACCCCGGGAAGGCCACCGAGGCGACCTGGCGCCTCCAGGTTGGGCGTCTGCGGCGCCTCCTGGCGCAGGCGGGGGCCCCGGAGGTCCCGCCCCCCTCCGACGCCGCCGCCTGTCGGCATCGCTACGTCGAGGCGGGAGCCTGGGTAGGCGAGCGAGGTCGACGGCCGCTGCGGCTCTGTGCCGAGTGCGGCCTGTTGGAGGCGGCATGCGCGAGATGACCGTGGCGGCCCTGGGCGACCTGCACCTGTGCGAGGACCGGCTCGCCGAGCAAGCGCCAGTCCTGGCCTGGATCGCCAAGGGCATCGAGGCGGCCCGGCCGGACCTGATCTTCGTGGCCGGCGACCTGTCGGGACGCACCGTCCCGCACCGGGCGACTCCCGCCGAGCGCAACGCCCTGGTGAGCTTCCTGGTCGGGCTGCCGGCGGTTCCGCGGATAGTGGTCCGGGGCAACCACGACACCCCTGGCGACTGGGAGTTCCTGAACCGGCTCCCCGATTGCTACTACGCCGAGTCGCCGGTCTACCTCCCCTTCGCCTCGACCGTCGCCCTGCCCTGGGTGGACCGGGTTCGGGGCGAGGACCACGCCGACCTGGTGCAGCATCGCTACACCGCGGCGCTCGACGAGGCGCTGGCGGTCTCGGCTTGGAAGGCCCGCCCCCTGGTCCTGGGCCACGCGGCCCTGGTCGGGGCGAAGGTCTCCGCGTCCTGGTCGGGGCCGACCGCCGACCCAATGATCCCCGTGGGCCTGCTCCCGACCTGCATCGCCGCCTTCGGGCACTACCACCTGCCGCAGCGGCTTCCGGCCTCGCGGTCCGGCTCCCAGGCGTTTTACGTCGGGAGCCCCTTCGTCTGGCACTACGGCGAGCCCTGCACCGGCCGGGGATGGCTGCTCCTGCACCGGCGGGCCGACGGGGAGTGGACCGGCGCGATGATGGGCGCCCCAGTGGACCTGTGGGTGCCCCGGGTGCTGCTCCGGGTGCGGGGCGGCAAGGTGGTGGCGTCGGCGGGGACGCCGGCCGGGCTTGACCTGATCGGCGACGACCCTGGCCGCCTGCCCCCGGGGCTGGGCCACGTGCGACTGGTGGTGGAAGCCGAGGACGAGGCGGCCGCCGAGCGGGCGGCCGCCCTCTGGCGCCCGGCCCTGGCCGAGGTGGCCCGCACGGTCCAGGTCGTCGCCAAGGTGCCCCGGGCGGCGACGGTACGGGCAGGGGCGGAGGCGGTGGCCGCGGCGCCCTCCCTGGGCGAGAAGATGAGCCGCTTCTGGGACGGACTGGACCCCCCGCCGTCCCGCAAGAACCGCGAGCGGGCGACCGACCTGCTCGCCGAGCTGGCGAAGGAGGCAGAGGCATGAGCACGACCGCAAGCGGAACCATCACCAAGGCCGGGAAGAGGGGCCGGGCCGACTACTCGGAGAAGCCCTCCGAGTCGGTGCCGGTGGCGACGCCCGCCGCCGCGGCGCCGGGGCCGACCACGGCCGCCCTGGCCCGGGTCCGGTACGCCCAGGGCGTGACCCTGAACCTGGGGAACTACGAGTCGCAGCGCATCGACGTGGAGCTGGCGGTCCCCTGCCGCCCCGGCATCGACGCCATCGAGGCGGCCTACGCCTTCGCCCAGGAGTGGGTCGACGGCAAGCTGGCCGAGGAAGTCGAGGCGGCCCGGGGCGGCGGGAAGGAGAAGGCGACCGAGAAGGACGGGGCCGACAAGGGCGGCAAGGACGACGAGGACATCCCCTTCTGATGCGCCTCGAACGCTTGCGGCTGGCGGGCCTGACCCGGTACCGGAAGCCGGTGGAGCTGGACCTGGGCTCCCTCGGCCCGGGCCTGGTCGCTTTTGCCGGCCCGAACGGGGCCGGCAAGACCACCCTCCTGGAGTGCTGTGGTCCGGGGTGGCTGTACCGGGAGCTTCCCACCCGGGACCCGCCCCTGCTCCAGCACTGGGCGGGCCCCGGCGGGGCCCGCCTGGAGGTCGAGGCTCTGGTCGGAGGGGCGATCTGGAAGGCCGAGGTCCTGGTCGACCGGCCCGGAGCCTCGCCGACTGCGGCCCTGGAGGTCGCGGGCCGGACCGTGGCCAGCAAGGCCAAGGAGTACGACGCCTACGTGCGGGAGCGGCTGGGGCCGCTCCCGGCCTTCCTGGCCTCGTCCTTCGCTGCCCAGGGCGGCCGCGGGCGCTTCGCCGCGCTCTCGGTGGCCGACCGCAAGAGCCTCTTCCGCTACTACCTGGACCTGGGCCGGCTCGACGGTCTGCTCGCCCGGGTGCGGGGGCGAGCGGCCGAGTGCGACCGGGCGGGGAAGGAGGCGGCGGATCTGCGGGAGGCCCTGGTCGACACCTGGCGCCGGGAGCGGCCGGCCGCTCACGATGCCCTCCGAGCGGCCGAGGCCGCGGCGGAGGCGGCCCGCCCGGCCCTGGCCGCGGCCTCTGCCCGCCACGACCGAGTACGAGAGCTGGTCGCCCTGCGGGAGCTGGCCGGGGCCTACGAGCGAGCCCTGAACGAGGCGGCCGCGGCCGCGGACCGGCTGGCCGAGCTGGAGGAAGCCCCGCTCGCTCCGTACCCGGAGGAACCGTGCCCGGACGTGGGCGCGGCCCGCCGAGCGCTAGACGAGGCCCGGGCTGCGGCCGAGCGGCTGGCCGCGGCGAACGCGGCCGCGAACGAGGCGCGCATCCGGGCCCGCCACACCGCCGACATGGTCGCCGCAGCCAGGGAGGTAGCGAAGCTCCTGGGGGAAGTTCCCTGCGAGGGCGAGGGGGTCGGGGCCGACTGCCGGCTGCTCGGCAACGCCCGGACCTCGGCCGCCGCTCTGCCGGGCTTCCGGGAGGAGGCCGCGGCGGCGGGGGAAGCCCTGCGCCGCGCCCGGGCGGCCCAGGGGGCCGCGGCCGAAGCCTGCCCGGACGACCGGGTCGCCGCCGCGCAAGCGGCCCTGCGGGCGGTCGAGGCGGCTGCCGCCGAGTGGAGTAAGGCAGTGAGCCGGGCCGACCTGTCCAAGGCGGCCCTGGGGCACGCCCGGACCCGGGCCGCAGAGGCCGCGGCCCGAGCCCGGGAGCTGCGGGCCCGGCTGCCGGCGAAGCTGCCGGAAGACCTCCCGACCGGGGAGGACGCCCGCCATGCCGCCGAGGCCGAGAAGGCGGCCCGGGCGGCCGTGGAACGGACGACCCGGGAGGTGGCCGAGGCGGCCGGCCACTGGCGGGCTCTGGAGGACCGCTTGGCCGACCTGAAGCGCAAGCTGCGGGCGGCCCGCTCTACCTCGCGGGACTGGCCGGCCCTGAAGCTCCTGGAGCAAGCGCTCGGCCCCGGCGGGGTGCAGGCGCTCGAAGTGGCCGCGGCTGGCCCTTGCCTCTCCGCCACCGCCACCGACCTGCTCTCGGTCTGCACCGGCGACCGCTTCGCCGTGGAGGTCCGCACCACCCGGGAGCTGCGCTCGCGTGAGGGGCTGGCCGAGGACTTCGAGGTGGTCGCCTACGACACGGTGCGGGGCGGCTGCCGCCCGACCGCCGCCCTCTCCGGCGGCGAGCAAGTCCTGGTCGACGAGGCGGTCCGGCTGGCCCTGGGCCTGCTCGCCGCCGAGCGAACCCGAGTGCCCTGCGAGACCCTGTTCCGGGACGAGACGGTGGGCGCCCTGGACGCCGATTACGCGGCGGCCTACGTGGCGATGCTCCGGCGAGCCCGAGAGCGGGGCGGCTACCATCAAGTCCTGTTCGTGACCCACGACGAGCGGGTGGCCGGCCTGGCCGACGCCCTGGTCCGGGTGGACGAGGACGGGAGCGTGCGAGTCGCATGAGCCGGGCCGAGCCCGAGCGGCCCTTCGGCTCGGCCGAAGACCTGCGCCGCTTCCAGCGGCAGCACTTCCTTCTGCCCTCCGGCCGTATGGACCGGGCCACCGTCCGGGCGCTGGAGGAGCTGGCCGAGGGGGGCCGGATGGCCTCCGCCGACCGGCCGATATATTGGGCCCGCGCCCACCTGGGCACGCCTCGGCCCGCGCCTACCCAGGCGGAGATCGCCCGTCTCGCCCCCTTCCGGGGGCGCCTGCTCTGCCTGCCGCGCCCGCCCGCCGGCGACCGGCTGGCCGCGGCCCTGGAGGCCCTGGCGCCGGAGGCGGTCGCCCTGCCCGACCCCGCGGCGCTGCCACCGGGCCCAACCCCCCTGCTCCTGGGCTCCCTGCCGCTGGAGCGGCCCTGGGAGGAAGCCCGGCGGCTGGCTGACCGGCTGGCGAACGCTCGGGGGCTGGTCCTGCGAACGCCTCCCGAGGCGTGGTCCCGGCTGGTCGCCGAGCCCGATCTGCTCCGGGACTTCGCCGCGGCCCTGGCGGCCCGGATCTCGCTGCCCTGGGCGCCGCTGGCTCTGGCCTCCCGCCGCCGATTCTCCGTGGCGGCTCGCCAAGCGTGGCCGGCCTGGGCGGGCTGCGAGGCGGTCCTGCCTCTCGTCCCCGGGCTCTACCCCATCGCCCCGGAGGCGTCGACCGGCCGGGCCGTTGCCGAGTGGACTACCGCGACGAAGCTCCGGTGCTGGCGGATAGCGCCGGTCTGGGATGAGCCCCGGCCGGCCCTGATCCGCCGCTACCGGCGCTGGATGCACTCCCGGGGCTACCCGGGCTGGGGCTGGTACGGAGAGCCAACCCCCGAAGTGGTGGCGGCCTTCGCCGCCCCCCTGGACGACGCGCCCATCCTCGACTTCGACTAGGAGATCCCCATGTCCGAGCAACGCGACCCCTTCCGCCGCCTGGCCGAGCTGCGCCGCTGCAAGGTCCACCTGGAGACGCTCGACGGCGTCGTTCGGCGGGGCGTGCTGACCCGCATCCTGGTCCGGCCGATCAGCATCGCCGGCGCCGACTGCGAGTGGCCGGTGGGCCTGGTCCTGGGGCAGGAGGAGTCGGACGCGGTGCCGCTCGACCGGGTGGCCCGGATTCAGCGGGTCTAGCGTGCCGAGCCGGCCCCTGGGCGACCTCCCGGGGCAGACGTTCACGATCACGATCCCCGGCGCGCCTACAGCTTCGGCTACCTGCCCGGCCTGCCGGCACGCCTTCGAGACGCCAAGCCGGCCGGCCCGGGTGAACGTCACCATCAACCGCGGCCTGAACGGGACCCTGCAAGAGACCTTCGTCGAAGGTGCTTCGCCGGCCGCCTGCGGTACCGTCAACGCCCTCTGCCGGGTGCTCTCCTGCGCCCTCCAAGCGGGGGTCCCGGTCGAGGATCTGGCCCGGATGATGCGCGGCCAGGCTGACGGCGGGTCCCCGGTGCCCTGGCCGGGCGGGGGCCTGGTGGTGTCCTTGCCCGATGCCCTGGCGCGGCTCCTGGAGGCTACCGCCAAGGCAGACCCGGACAAGCCGGTAGGACTGGGAGATGCCTCGCAGCCCTAACGACCGTTCTGCCGATCTGCGCCGCCGGCGCATCGCGGCCGGGCTCTGCCCCCGGTGTGGCGCCGAGCCGGTGCCTGGCCGGCGCCAGTGCGCCCGCTGCCTGGCCGACGCCTCCCGGCGCTCGGCCGTTTCGGCCCGCCGGATCAGGGCCGACCGGCGGGCTCGCGGGGTCTGCTACGACTGCGGCCGGGCGGCGGCCGAGTGCCAGGCGGGGAACCTGCGCTGCGAAGCCTGCCGCGCCCGCCTGCGCCCCATCAACCGCGCCCGACAGGCCCACCGGCGGGAGCAGGCTCGGGAGGCCGGCCAGTGACCCTCGGCGGCATCAACCCGCCCTCGTCCCTGTACGTGGTGGCCTGCCCGGACGGGGTGACGAGCCCCTATGCCTACCTGGAGGCCGGGCCGGCCCTGGCCGAGGCGGACCGCCGGAACGGGCCGGGCGTCTGCCCCGGCTGCCGGGGGCCGCATCGGGTGGTCCGCTACCGGCCCGAGGTCCTGGTCCCGAAGGCCGGCGCCTGACGTGCCCGCCGCCGGCCCCAGGCTGCCCCAGGACCGAGGGAAGGCCGCGGCCGGCCCTCCCGCCCCTCCTCTGGGGCCCCCGAGCCCTGGCGGGTCGTCCCGGCCTGGCAACGGCAGTCCTCGCCCTCATCCCTCGCCCTGGAGCCCGCGCCTGATCCCCGAGCTGCGCCTGCTCCTGCCGCGGGGCCTGGTGGTGGACCCCTTCGGTGGCGTGGGCCGCCTGGGCTTGCTTGGCGCCGCCTGGCGGGTCCTGGCTGGCGACCTGGAGCCGGAGTGGGCAGCGCAGGCGCCGCGCCACGGGGCTCGCGGCTTCGTCTGGGACGCCCGAGCCCTCCCCTTCGCCGACGCCTCTCTCCCCTGCATCGCCACCTCCCCCGCCTTCGGCAACCGGCTCGCCGACGCCTATCTGCCGCCCGACTACGGCCGGGGCGACGAGCGCCGCTCCCACGCGTCCCGGCGGACCTACTCCCTGGCCCTGGGCCGGCCGCTCACCCTTGGCTCCGGCGCCGGCCTCCCCTGGGGCGAGCCCTACCGGCAGCTCCACTGGGAAGCCCTGCACGAGTTCTGCCGGGTCCTGCGCCCGGGCGGCCTGCTGGTGGTCAACGTGAAGGACCACGTCCGGGCAGGGCGCCGCCGGAAGGTCTGCGCCTGGTGGGCGAAGGCCATTGCCGCGGCCGGCTTCGAGGTCGTGGAACGGCGCCGCCTCCCCGCCCGGGGCGACCAGAACCTCGCTCGGGCCCGGGCCCAGGGCCGGGAGGTGGTCGAGGACGAGGAGCTGATCGTGGCTCGGAGGAAGGGATGAACCTGTACTGGGTGGCCCAGGCGGACGCGATCCGCAAGCGCCACTGGGACCTCACCACGGCCACCCTGCATGGCCCCCCGCCGGGCGACTGGTGGACCCGCTGGGTGGAGGACGTGGGCGTCCTGCTCGTGCTCCTGGACGCGGAGCAAGCCCGCAGTGCCAGCGTGCGCCTCCGGCTGGAAGAGCTGGCGGCCGCCCTGCGGGGCCCGTGAGCCGCGCCTGCCGGGGCCGGCTTCGCTGCGACGGCTGCTGGCGGGCCTGCTCCTACGCCCGCTTCCGGGGCCGCGTCCCGGTCCCCGGAGGCCCCCGAGATGGCCGACGCCCCCTCCCGCCCTGGCCGCTCTTTGCGGACGAGGGCCGGGCCCAGCAGCTTCGGCTCACCGAAGCCATAGCCGAGGGCCGAGGGAAGGGCGCCACGCGCCGCACCATCCTGGGGGCCCTGCGCCGGGCCAAGCTCGATGCCTGGGAACGGGCCCTGGCGGCCTGCCCCCGGCGCGGCGAGGCCCTCCCGCGCACCACCGAGGAAGCCCTGGAGCTGGCCTTCGCCCTCCCCGCGGTCGAGTTCCGCCAGCGCTTCCTTGGCTGGACCCCGGCCCGGGCCCGGGCCCGGCGCCAGGCGCTCTCCCTGGCCGAGTTCGCAACCTGGTGGCGGAAGGCTGGGGCCCAACCCGAGCTTCCCTTCCGGCCCCCCGACCCCGACCTCGACCCCGACGAGAGCCCCTGGAAGTACCTGCTCGACCGGGAGGAGGGCCTGGCATGAATGCCCGCTCGCCCATCCCGGGCCTGGAGGCCCTGCTCGTCCCGGCCGTCACCACCCTGGTCCTGGGCCCCCTCCCCACCAACCCTCGCCCGGTCCCGCTGATCAGGGTCTCCCCGGACGCCTTCCCGCACCCCGGCCTGCGGGCCCTCCCGCATCGCCTCCCCTTCCGCGCCGCTGCCTTCCGCCAGGCCATCCTCTTCCCGCCCCGAAGCCCCCGGCCCGGGAGGAACGACTACGACGAGGCCCTGCCGCCCTCCGAGCTGGCCCGGGCCCCGGCCTCCGACCCTCATCCCCTCGACCTGGCGGCCTACCCCCCGGGACCGACGTACTGGCGCCTGGCGGCGTACCTCGCCGACGAAGTACGCCGGGTGCTGGCCGCGGGCAAAGGAAGCTCGCACGGCCGCCTGGTGCTGGTGGTCAAGGACTTCATCGACCAGGGTGTCCCGGTGCCGATGGTGGCCACCTGGTACGACCTCTTCCTGGCCCGGCGCTTCGCCGTCGAGGGCCACTGGCGGGAGATGACCCCCGCTTCCTGGGAGCGGCGCCGAGCAGCCCTTCCCTGGGCCCACCACCCGACCGTCGATCACTGGAACCTCCTGATGCTCCGCAAACTGGCCTGACAGGCCGACCTGCGGCCCGCGCCCTGCCATCCAAACCGCTGGCCCGAACCCCGGGAAGGGGCGCAGACCCGCACCATTGGCCGAGATGCGAGGATGGGCCGCGGAACCCTTTTTCTCGCCATCCCCTCTCTTTGGCCGGCAAGCCTCGGATCTTCCTCGGTTTTCAGGCGGCTCGGCGGCCCCGGTTCGGGGGTGAGCAAACAGGGGCGAACCCCCTACCTTGTCCTCCATTACCCACACCAAGGTTCGCGCCCCCGCCGCGCCTTCCCCCTCCCCTGCACCCCTCCCTCTACCGAGGGCACCCCTCTCCCCCTATAGTCCCCCTCTCCCCGGTCCCGGGGAGCCGGCCGAACGCCCGTTCGGTTTTGAGCGAAGCGTATCAGGCGGAGGACCCGCCCGGAGGCCCGGCGGGCCGCTTTTTGAGCGAAGCGTATCAGCGAGACCGGCCGGACGCCCCGAAAGGGTCCCCCTGCAAGGTCAAAAAAGACGAAGAACAAGGGAAGATCAGCGGCTTGCAGAACAGGGTTCGCGGCTGGCCAGGGCCGGCGAGCGCCCCGCGCCTGATACGCTTCGCTCAAAATGCCCCTGGCGGCCCTTCCTGCCCCCTTTCCGCCTGCTCCCTGCCCGCTGCCCCGGATGCGGCTCGCCCCCGCTCTACAGGCCCGCCTGCGCCCCCTCCCCGCCCTCCCCCGGCCCCAGGCCCTAGCAGCCCTCCCCTGCACGGGCGAGCAGCCTATCTCCCGAATGCTCGTGCTCCCGGCGCGGGGGTCGGTCCCGGAGGACCTTCCCCGCGGCCACCCGTGCGGCCGGGAACCGGATTGACCGATTCGCGGGCCTGCGGCCAAAACTGGCACTGGACAACCGAGCAGACCTGGCCGGCGGGCTCCTGCCATATGCGCGCCCGCGCTGGAGGTCGGGCAATGTCCTCCCTGGTCGCACCTCTGCGCACCCCTGCCTGCCCCCCTGCCACCTCCCCCGGCGGCCGGCGGCGAGGGGGACGCGGACAGGGAAGGAGACGAGGGCGACGGGAGGGCGATGTCCTCCATGTCGTACCCCCCCCGGACTGGCTTGCGGATCGGGGGCGGATCGGGTGATCGCGGAGGCTGCCAGACCCTCTCTGCGTTCGCGAGGCCGGCGGAGGGGTCTGGTCTCCAGGGCCACGCCTCTCTGCGTTCGCGAGGGAGGGGGAGGGGGAGGGGTCTGGTCCGCCAGGGGTGCCCGCTCTGCGTTCGCAAAGAAGGGGGAGGGGTCTGGTCGGGGTGGCCGGGGGCGGCGCCGACGGCGCGCCAAGCCTCCCCCGGCGCCCGGGGTAGGGAGGGGCATGCACCGGATCACCGACCGGGAAGCCCTGGCCCTGACTCGGAAGCGGCTCGCCCTTTGGAAGGCCAAGCGGGCCAAGGAGCAAGCTCTGCTCAACTACGAGCGAACCGAGGAAGCCCTGGCCGCCCAGCTCCGGGCCATCATTGCCCGGATGGAGGCCCACTGGGAGACGCAGCCCGAGCGCTGGCAGGAGGGGGTGGAGGGGCGGCTCTTCCGGGCATGGTGGCGGCACTGGGAGAGGCAACTGGTAGCTCGTCCTCTCGACCCGGTCCTCGTGGCCGAGCTGGCCTGGGGCTGGGGCGCCGAGCTTCCCCGGGAGAAGTGATGCCTCGTCAGCTCAAGCCATACTCGGTCGGGGAGGTCGTGGACTCGGAGAGCGGGGTCAGGGTCCCGCTGTTCCTCGACCGGAACGCCTCGCCCAAGGTGTTCTTCGGGGAGGTCTTCGGGGAGCGGCTGGCGGCGGCCACCGAGGTCGAGGTCAAGCGCCTGGTCCTGGCCCGGCTCCGGGAGGGCGTGACCTACGAGTGGGAGCGGATTGTCGTGGTCCACACCCAGGGGAGCTTCGGGGACCGCGGGTTGATCGTGGAGTTCGGCGAGCGCGAGATTGCCCGCCGTCCGGCCGGGGGCGACCCTTGCCGCCCCTGGGTGGAGCGGAGGGTCCGTCCGGTGCGCGACCGCGTCGAGGCGACCATCAGCTCCTACTCGGGGCCGACCGAGAGCCGGCCCGAGGACGGGGTCTTCGTCTTGCCCTGGAGCGAGGCGACGATGCTCGGGCTGCGGGACATCAAGGCCCGGCTGGACCTGCTCCGGGCGCGGCTGCGGGAGGTCCTGGGAGCGCCCGAGGCGCCCGTGCTGCTCGCCCGGCTGGTGAAGGCGCTACCTGCGCCGGCCGAGGCGCCGGCCGAGGCCCCTGCCCCGCCCGGCGAGCCGGCCGAGCCGGAGGCAAGCGGGACGGTGGAGCTGGAGGCCCACTTCCAGCTTGGCCCGGACGCGGCGCCGTGGTGCCAGGCGTGCGGGTCCTACCACGTCGCCCCGGCGGACGCCGCCCACCACCAGGCGCTCCGGTGTCGGGCCCCGTGGCCGCCGGCCGGGGCTCCGGCGGAGGGGTCGAGGTGACCGACGCTGACCGCGCTCTCGCTCGCCGCGCTGCCGCCTGCGAGCACTGGAAGTGGCGGGCCGGCATGCGGGTCGTGATCTCCTATGCCGAAGCTACAGCCAGCGCCCGCATCGTGAGCGCCCGCCTGGACGGGATCGCGTGCGCGGACGAGCGCGGACTCCGCTACGGGTGGCACCACCTGGGGGCTGGCCCTGCACAAGAGCGGTGCCTGCCCGACCTCGCGGACGCGGCCACGATGGGTTGCCTCCTTGCCCTCGTGCGGGAGGCGTGGCCGGGGTGGCGCGTCACCGTCGAGTGGGGCGGGGAGCCCTCGGACCCGGAGTACGGGTGGGTCGCCGTCTGCTACGACGACCGCACCGGCGAGGTGCGGACGCTCGGCCCCGACGGAGGCACCGAAACCGACGCCCTCGTTGCGGCGCTGGAAGCGGCGCCGTGACCTGGGCCGCACCGCTCCTGTCCGCCGCCTGCGGGGGCGGGCGACCGCTCCCCGGGCCGGACGCAGGGCGGGCGGCCGCGGAGGCCCCGTGACCGACGCAGAGCGAGTGGCCGAGCTGCTGGCGCGGTGCGCCCGCACCGAGCATCTGCTGCGCCGCGAGCGCGAGCGGATCGCCGTGCTCTACGACGTGCTGGAGGAACGCTACCTCCAGGACTTCCGGTGGGAAGACCAGAGCCATCTCCCGGACGGCACCGGGGACGAGGCTGCCCGGGCGCAAGCTTGCGTGGCCAAGGCGGCGTGCCAACGGGCTGCGGATGCCGGCCGGGTGACCTGGCGCCACGTCCTCGCCGAGGAAGTCGCCGAAGCCTTGGCCGAAGCCGAGCCGGCGAAGCTGCGCCGTGAGCTGGTCCAGGTCGCGGCCGTTGCGGCAGCATGGGTCGAGGCCCTTGACCGCAGATCCAGGGGAGTCGCCGCGGTGGTCGCCCGCGGGGACGCGGGAGGCGCGGCCGACGCCGCGGACGAAGGAGGCGCCCCCATGACCGCTTCTGCCTCTCCGGCCGAGGGCCGCAAGCGCCCGCCGGCGACGCTGACCCACGACGAGGGAGCCGTAGCCCGCTGCTCGTTCTGCGGACGATACACGCTCGATCCCGCGGCCCTCGGTCCCGCGGCGAGGCAACCGGACTGCGAATGCGGCCGGCGGGACGGCTGGTGCGGGTCCTTCGTGCCTCCCGGCGATGACGCGCAGTGGTCGCGCAAGGCGCCGCCACGCGTCGTCGCGGTACCAGACACCCTGGAGGCGCTGGCGGCCCGGATTGCCCGGGCCGAGCCGGGGGCGGCCGACGACCTCGCCGCCGCGCTGACCGGCCTGCGGACAGACGTGGGTGTGCTGGACCTGCGGGTGCGGGCGCGGCTGGAGCGGATCGAGGCGTACGTCGCCGCGCTGGCCAAGGCGAGGGACGTGAAGCCGTGAGTGGGGATGCGCCCCGCTGTCCCCGTTGCGACTGCGAGGACTGCCCGGCGGCCGCAGTCACCTGGCGGGAGGTCGCGGCGCTCGCCGACGGGTGGGCGCCGGCGGGAGATGCCGAGGACGACCCCCGCGTCCTCGACGACTCGGAGCGCCACGGGTGCCACGGCGAGCCCGTGGACTGGCGGGCGCGAGCGCTGGAGGCGGAAAGCGAGCGCGGCGCCCTCCTGGCCCGCTGCCTCGCCGCGGTCGAGGCGATGCCGGACTTCGCGGGGCCATGTTCGTTGTGCCACGGCACCCGCTCGGACGAGTACGGGGCGGAGTGCTCGGAGTGCGATGGCCGCGGCCATCGGGGGCTGGAGGGCCTGCTGCGCTCCGACGTGCTCGCCGCCCTGCTGCGGGCGGGGGGAGTAGACGGACGACGGAGGCACCCGTGATCGACGAGCTGCGGGCGGGCCTGGACCGGCTCAACCAAGCGATGTATGGCGAGGCGAAGGGCCAGAGCTGGCCGGACGCGGAAGCGGCCAAGCTCCTTCGCTACGCGGCCGACCGAATCGACATGCTGACTGCGGACGGGGATCGGGCCTGGCAGGAAGCCAAGCGGCTGCGCGACGCCCTGTGCCGGCTCACGCAAGAGGTGTCTTCCCTGAACGTCGGGGGGCGGGGGCGGGAGTCCTGCTCGACCCTGCTCCGGGAGGCGGGACAGGCCGCGGCGGTGGCGGCGAAGGCCCTGGAGCCGGGCGATGCGCTTCTGCCAGCATCGCCGGAACTGCCCCGAACCTGCGCCGCGCACTTCCGGGCGACGGTCCAGTGGTGGGACGAACGGCAGACCGAGTGCCCTTTCTGTGCCGCGCTGAAGGCGCAGTGCCCGGGGGGCTAGGGCAGGTTCAACCCGATCACGTCCCGCTCCCGGCGCTCGTCGTGGCGGGAGCGCAGGAGGGCCCGCGCCGCCTGGAGGTGGGAGAGGGCCTGGGCGTTCGCCTCGCAGGGGAAGGGGCCGGCCTGGAAGGCTTCGAGCCGGTCGGCGAGGATGGCGAACAGGTGCTCGTCGAGCGCTCCCTGGCGGGAGCCCGGCTCCCGGCGCGGGCCATGCTGAAACTCGACCAGAGCCAGGACCAGGTTGTCGGGGTCCTGGACCTCGTAGTAGTGGCTGGCCCCGCCGGCGTTCGGGTCCCGGTCGTCGGCGAGGACCCGGCCCCACTCGTACTCCGCGACCTGGTGAAGCTCGCTAGGCATGGCGCCTCCCTGGGGCGGCAGGGTAGCAGACCCGGGAGGCGGGGCCAAGGGGACGCTCTGGGCTGGCGTAGGGGGGGGGAGTAAGGGCCGGCGCCTGGCGCCAGTTCCAGAAGCCGGTCGAACTCGCCGCGGAGGAGGACGATGCCCAACCTGAACCTCGCCTGCCTCGTGGTCTGCAACGCGTGCAAGGCCCCCCTCCCGGCTCGGGCCGAGGTCCACCAGGGAGGGGGCTACACGTTCCTGGTCGAGCCCTGCAAGGGCTGCCTGACTGTGGCCGAGGACCTCGGCTACGAGCGCGGCTACGAGGGCCGGGACCGGCCCCGGGAGCCGGGTCGTGAGCGAAGCTGACGAGGTGGCCGCGGCCCTGGCCCTGCTCTGGGGCCGGGCCTGGCCGGGGCCGGGCGTGGCGCCCGAAGCCCTAGCCCGGCACCTGGGGTGGTGGCGGCGGCCGGGCCCGCCGGCCGACCCGCGGGACCTGGTGCTCGACGCCGGCCGGGCCTACGTAGCGCTGGTGGGGCTGGAGCGGCGGGATCTCGCTCGGTGCTGTCGGGTGCCCGGGGCGACCTTCTACTGGCGGCCGACGGGGAGAAGGAGCGAGGGATGAAGCCAAGGATGCGAGTGGCCGAGCGGACAATCCGCTCGGCATGGCTCGACGGGGTGGAGGCGGTGGCCTGCCAGGTGACCGCGACCCGGACGGCCGGCCCGCTCCGGTTCGTCGACCGGGACGACCGGGAACAGGCGGTCCGGGTGGGGGGCGCCCTGGCCGCGGCCGGCCTTCCGGTCGACGCCGAGGTCCGGTTCCATCCGGCGCCGCCCTTCCCGGCTTCCGAGCTGGATCTGCCCGCGGCCCTGGCGGTCGCCGGGCTGGCCGGCGGCGAGGCGGACCACTTCGACCTGGCCGAGCTGTTGGCGGTCGGGGAGCTGACCCTCGACGGGCGCCTGCGGTTGGTGCGGGGGGTGGCGCGGATGGTCGCCTCCCCCACCCTGCGCCGGGTGATCGTGCCGGCAGCGAACCGGACCGAGGCGGTCCTGGCCTCCCGGCCTGGCAACGAGGTGGTGGCCGCGGGCGACCTGGCCGAGGCCCGGCGAGGCGAAGGGTTGCCGGGAGTGCCGGTGGACCTTCTGCCGGAGCCGAGGCCCCTGCCGCCCCTGCCGCTCTCCCGGGAAGCTCTGGGGCTTCTGTCCTCCGCCCTGGCCTCTCGGCGCCCTCTGCTCCTGGAGGGGCCGCCGGGGTGCGGGAAGACCGCCCTCGCCCGCCGGCTGCCGGCAGCCCTGCCGCCGCCCTCCCTGTGCGAACGCGAGGAGGTGGTCGCGGCCCGCTCGGCCGCGGGCCTGCTCGACGTGAACGATCTCGCCTACCTGGGGTACCGCCCCTTCCGGGCTCCGCACCACACCTGCTCGACGGCCGCCTTCGGCGGCGCCGGGCCGGCCGGGGCGCGGGCCCGGCCAGGAGAGGCCGCTCTGGCCCACCGCGGCGTCCTCCTGCTCGACGACCTCGGCGAGTGGTCCCGGGCGACCCTGGAGGTGGTCGCGGCCGCCTTCCGACTCGGAAGCGTGCAGCACCCGCGGGGCGCCCGGATGCCGGCCGTCTTCTGGCCGGTGCTCGCCTCCCCCCTCTGCCCCTGCGGCCTGCCTCCCCGGTGCGTCTGCCGGCCGGAGACGCTGCGGGCCTGGGAGGCGCGCCGGGCCGGAGTTCTGGCGCTGTTCCCTGGCTGCGTTCGGCTGCGGGTCGACGAGCTGGCCGGCGGGGCCGAGGCGGCCGGCACGACCGCCGACCTGGCAGACCTGGTGAAGCAAGCCCTCGGAGGAAGCGATGTCCGCCCCCATGCCGGGTGACCTGTCGGCCCAGCTCTCCCGCTACCTGCGGGAGCGGCACGACGCGCTCTCCCCGGAGGCAAGGCTGGTCTGGTCCACCAGTAGCGACCTGGTCGCCATCCTGCGACTGACCTGGGAGAAGCTGTGGTGGGAGGAGCGGGCCCGGGAGTTCCTGGCCCGGCTCGACGGGGTGGAGGCAGCCGCGGCCGAGGCGGCCCGGGAGCGCACCGCCCTGGATCGCGGGGCGGCCCGGGTCCTGGAGCGGGTCGAGTGGGGTGGCCCCTGGGGGCGGGGCTACTGCCCCGACTGCCTGGAGAGCCGGGGGGTGGGGCACACCCCGCGCTGCGGGATTGCCTGGGCGCTCGGGCGTCCCGGGGCGGAGCCCTGGCCCGGCGGCGAGTCCTCGCCGGCCGAACCCCGGAGCCTGCCCCCGGTGTCCGCGAACGAGATCCGGGTCCTGGCGGCCCAGGCTTTCGAGGCGCTGCGCCGGGTCGCCGGCGAGTTGTGGGAGAGCCCGCGGCTCCGGGCCTCCGGCCACGACTGCCGGGAGGACTCCCGGGGCGCTCCCTGCCCCTGCTCCCGCGATGGCCGGAGTGCCCCCGAAGAAGAGTGCGATTGCGGGGCCGCCGAAGACCTCCTGATGGCCAGGAGAGCCTACGCCATCGTCGAGTCGGCCCTGGTCGATGTCCCGGTGCTGCGCTTGCCCGACCCGCGGCTGACCGAGCCGGCGGTGGTGCGGGGCAAGCGCGGGGTGCCGGTTCCCGGGCTGCCGCCCTGCCCGCCCGGGGGGTGGGTCGAAATCGTCCTCCCTACCCCCGGCCCGGCCGCCTGGAACCAGCCGCGGCAATGGGCGGTTCGCGATTCCGAGGGGCGGCTGCTCGGAGAAGCGACTTGCCTGCTCGACCCGGCGCCCGGGGTGCTGCTCCCGACTGCGGAATGGGACGAGCGGTGCAAGTCGTAGACGGCCGCCCTCGCCTCTTCCCGGCCGACCCCTGGCCGGCGGACCCGCAGCGGGAGGGAGAGCACCCCTGCTCCCGGTGCCCGGAGCCCTCACCCACTCCCGACGACTGCCGGCGCTGCGAGGCCAAGTGGGAGCGGGCCTACGACGACCTGGCCGAGGCGGCTGCCCCGGAGGCGCGGTGAGCCGGTTGCTCTGGTGGGAGCGGACCCGAGAGGGCTTCTCCCTGCGCCTCCCCTGGCGGCGGCTCCTGTACGCCGGCCGGGACCGCCACGGCGCCAGGTTCGTTGCCCTGGCCCGCTACGAGGTCCTTGGCGGCTTCATCGTCCTCTTTGGCTCCCGGGAGCTGCGAGTGACCTGGGGCGGGTGGCGGTGCTGGCAGTGGCCGAATCGGGACGGTGCGGCTCTCGGACGCCTCTGGCTGGAGTGGTGACATGGCGAACCCGAAGGGCTGGGTGAGCAACACCTTCAACCCCGACGAGGTGGCCGCGCTCTGTGCCCTCTTCGCCGCCCTCGACCGGCGAGACCTGGGAGAAGCCCGGGACCTGGCGGCGGGCCCGGTCGGCCGCCACCTGCTCGCCCGCTTCCTGCGGATGCGGGAGCGGACCCGGGCCGGGTGTGCCAAGGCCGGCCGTCCCGGCCCCTGGACGCCACCAGGGGCTCGGCAAGCCCCCGGGGCGGCCCGGAGGCCGGCCCCCCTTCCCTGTCGAGCCCCTGGTGCCCCCTGGGAGGCCCCCCCATGAACCGGACGGACGAGTACCTGGTCAAGAGCATCCGCCGGATCGCCCGGATGGCCGGCCGGCTGGACGACCCCTCGGTTGTGGCCTTCGCCGCGCTGTGGGAGGGGGAGGCCCGCCTGATCCTCGTCCTGGTCGCCGGCTCCAGGCCGCGGGCCTGGGCCGCCCTCACCTGGCGGTGGGTGGCCGAGGCGGTGCGGCGCCTGGCGAGCAGGCTCTACTGGCGCTGGTCGGACCTGCGGGGCCGGACCTGGGTGGACGCCGATGGCCTGCGGCACTCGGCCGCCTGCCCGGGCGCCTGCGACGCGGAACCCTGTCTCCTGCCTGGGGAGGAAGCGCAGTGACCGGGTGGACGGCGGTGGCCCTGGCGGCCCTCCTGGTCGGCGCCACCCTCGGCTACCTGGCAGGATGGGTGGCGGGCCACCAAGCGGCCCGACGAGCTGCCCGCCGGGCGGGAGCCGCGGCGCTGCTCCCTGCCCCCGACGCCCACCTGGGGCACCTGTTCCTCGACCTGGATGCCGCCTCCTACCGGCTGCGGCGGCACCTGCGGGCCTGCCGCCGCTGCCGGGAGGCCCTGCCGGCGGTGCTGGCGGCTCGCCAGCGGGCGGGGCGCAGCGGGCTCAACTAGCGCAAGTGCCTGGGGTTTCCGGCCGCGGCACTACTTCGCCTCTCCTGCGCAGCGAGGGGCGCGGCTGCCGCTGGCGCTGTCGTCCGCTTGACGCCGGGGGGAGGGGGCAATAGGATCGGCCCTGCGTGGAGCGGTGACCCTTGCGGGGTTGCCCCTTCCGGTGGCTCTCCCCCTCCCGCCGTGGCTGCGGAGGGAGGGGGGCTGCCGTCGCGAGCGAGACCTTGCCCGGGCGAAGCCTATGCGGGAATGGCGCTCGGGTGGGGTCTGGGAGATCCTACTAGGTCCCCGACGCGGCGAAGGCCAGGCAGAGCGCCTGGCCTTCGCCTGCCGGCCCGGTGGGCCTGCGGCTACGCCGCCGCCGCCGCCTCCGCCGCCGCCTCCAAGCTCCCCTGCCCGGCGAGCAGGTACCACCCGGCCGGCACCGACCCGGTCGCCCCGACCTCGACCACCGTCCGCTTCCCGCCCGGGGTGCGGATCGTGCCCTCGCTGATCACCGGCTGGACCGCGTCGCTGGCGGTGATCTCCCGGGCCGCGGTGATCGTCCGCTTCTCGCTCACCTTCCGCCGGAGGGCCTTCGGGCCGGTCCCCTTGCCGAGGCGCAGGGTGATGGTGTGCCAGTCGGGCCACGGCTGGGCGGTGCGGGCGTGCGGGCTCTCGCACCAGACCTGCCCGACCTGGGCGGACGCCTCGCCCCCGGCCCGCTCCCGGGCCAGCTTGCAGAGGGCCCGGCGGCAGTCGCTCCCCTTGGGCTGCTCGACGCCCTCCGCCCGGGCCGCCAGCCGCGACGCCTCGGTCTTGAGCCGGTTGATCGACTCCAGCTTCGCCTTGAGGGCCGCCGCCGGGTCCGCCGGCTTGCGGACCAGGGTGGCCTTCGGGGCCGGCGCCGACTCGGGCTCGGTCGCCCCGGCCGCCAGGGCCGCCCGGGCCTCCGCCAGCGGCTCGCTCGGCTTGGCCTCCGGCTCGGTGGCCGGGGCCGGGGGCTCGGCCGCGGGCGCCGGGGCGGCGGGCGCCGCGAGCGCCTTGCGGGCCGCCTTCACCGCCTTGGCCTTCTCGGCCGGGGCCGGCGCCGCCGGCTCGGCCGCGGGCGCCGCCTCCGGCGCCGCCTCGGGCTCCTTGGCCGCGAACGTCTTGCGGGCCTTCTCGGCCCCCTTCCCGCCCTGCTCCGGCTTCCGGTTGATCTTCAGTGCCATCGTCGTTCTCCTTCCTCGGGCTCTAGGCCCGGCTGCTCCAGCGCTCGATCATCTCGGGGGTCCGCATATCCAGGGTGCAGACCTCCCCGCTCTCGGCCGCCTCCCGCATGCCCCGGGCGGTGTCCTCGTCCAGGCCGATCAGGCCCCGGCTGTGCGCCCCCTCGAAGGTCCAGGGGACCGGCAGCTCGACGTAGGGCGACTCGCCCGGCTTCCGGCGGGTCGCCAGGTAGGCCCCGCCGAGCCGGCGCTTGCCGCACCCCCGGGGCAGCTCCAGGGCGGCGTCGACGATCACCTGGAGCTTCAGGCCCTCGATCACCGGGGCCTCCAGGGTGGCGGCGCCGCTCTCGCCGGCGATGAACTCGACGTACAGGGGGTCGAAGTACCCGGCGATGATGCCCGGGTGGTAGGCCCCGCCGGCCGCCGCCGCGCCGAAGACGCACCAGACCCGGCTCTTGCCGGGCTCCAGGCCCTTCGGCAGGGGCAGCCGGACCCGCCGGCTCACGCCCTGCTCCCGGGCCTCCGCGGCGAAGCTCTCGGGGGTGTAGTGCGAGCCCCCGACGTGGATCAGGTAGTCGCTCATCGGGTCCTCCTTGCCGCGCCCGCCTGCCCGTGGTCCACCTCGTCCGTCACGTCCTCCGGGCCGTCGGGCGTCTCCCGGTAGGCCCGGGCCTGGAGGCCCTGGGCCCGGGCTTGCCGCAAGCTGCGGGCCGCGGCCGTCTTGGTCCTGAGCCCCTCTTCCCAGGCCGTGTGCCCGGGTGCCCGAACGGTGTAGGTGATCCTCATCTCGCCCTCCTTGCCGCGCCCACCTGCCGGCCTATCCGGCAGGGCCACCGACTCGACGGTGGTGCCCGGGCCCTCGCCCGGGCCGCACGACCGGCACCCGCTCGCCACTACAGCCCCGCCTCCGCCGCGAGCAGGGCCAGGTCCTCCAGGGGCAGGACCCACCGGGCCTCGTCCCGGACGGCCGCCGGGGCGCAGGCGAACGACAGCTCGTCCAGCTCCACTTCGCACGCCTCGCAGACGACCCGGCAGCGCCGCGCCTCCCCCGGGCGGTAGGCGACCCGCCCCAGGATCTCGCCACATCGCTCACACCGGACCAGCTCGCTCGTCTTGTTTGCCATCGCTCTTCCTCCTTACATCAACAAGCATAGGCGTGGCGAAGCGGGAAATCAACGAAAAAAGAGAAGCCGAGGGGCGCCTCGTTCACTTTTCCTGCAACGCCTTGACTGTGCTAGGGTTCTGGGAATGCCCCTGATTGCCCGCGGTCCTACCCCCTCCAAGCCGGCCCCCCGACCTGCCTCCGCCGAGCTGCTAGCCCGGGCCCGGGCGGCTCTGGCTGGCGGCCTGGACCCGGACGAGACCGCGGCCCTTCTGGGCGTCGCCCCCGAGCGGGCGGACGAGCTGGTGGCCGAGGCCCGGGCCGGAGAGGAAGTGCGCCTGGTCGGCCGCCGCCCGGAGGCGGTCTACGTCGACTACGTCCTGCGCTCCGGCCACCACCTGCGGGAGCTGGACGAGCTGAAGGAGTGGCTGCGCAGCACCAAGCAAGGGGCGGCCGCGGTCGGGGCGGTGAAGGCCAAGCAGGACATCCTCGACCGGATCATCAAGCTCGGCCAGGACCTCGGGTTCGTCCGCCGGGAGCCCACCCAGCACTCGGTGGTGGTGGCCCGCCTGGACGACGCCGGCCTGCGGGAGCTGCTCGCCCGCGAGCTGACTGGCCTTACCCGGCTCATGGACCGGGCCGGGGACACCCCGCTCCTGGAGCTGTCCCCGGCGGCGATGGCCGCCGCCTCCCGGGGGCTTGACCCGGTGCCGCCCCGACTGGCAGAATCCCCCTCGTCGCCGGTGGTGCGCCGCAAGGTGCGCTCCCTGCCGGCAGGAGGTGCCTGATGGCCCAGAGCTTCGTCACCGGCGTCGTGATCGGGACCGGGGCGGCGATGAACGTGCAGGGCGACAAGGTGGGCTTCCGCCCGAGCGTCGTCCGCGTCCACAACCGGACCCGCAACAGCTTCGCGATCTGGACCGACCGGATGCCGGCCGCGTCCATGCAGAAGGTGGTCGACTCCGGCGCCGGCACGACCGATGTCTCGTTCGTCACCGCGAACGGGGTCACCCAGCTCTGCGGCGGCTTCACCCTGGGCGCCGACGCCAACCTCAACGGCGCGGGCGACGAGATCCACTTCGAGTGCTGGGGGTAGTCCCTGGCCCTCGTCCTCGCCCGCCACCCCGCCCCTAGCCCTCGACTGCCGCCGGCCCTGGGCGCCCCTGCCCGCGGCCGGCGGTTGTCCCCCCGCCCCCGCCCGTCCCCGGCCGCTCGGGCCGACCTGCTCCGCCGCCTGGAGGAGGCGAAGGCCCTGCGCCGAGAGTGGCTGCGCCGGCAGATTCTGGAGCGGGACCGAATCGACCTGCTCGCCAGCGAAGTCCTCGGCTACGAGGTCCGCCCGCACCACCTGGACCTGCTCCAGCATCAGCACCGCTTCCCGGACCGCAACCTCGCCCTGGCCTGGCGGGGAGCCGGCAAGACCACCGTCCGCACCGTCTGCCGGGCGATCTTCCTCCTGCTCAAGAACCCGAACGCCCGCATCCTCCTGGCTTCCAAGTCGAGCCTGAACGCCGCGGCCATGCTGGCCGAGATCAAGGGCCGCCTGACCTCGCCGGCCTTCGAGGAGGTCTTCGGGGTCTGGCAGGGGCCGAAGTGGGACGACATCGCCATCCAGGTCCGGCCCCGGACCTCCGGCGCCAAGGAACCGAGCGTCGGAGTGGTGGGCGCCGAGTCCAGCATCGTCTCCCTGCACTGGGACGCCCTGCTGGTGGACGACCTGGTGGACGAGGAGAACGCCCGCACCCCGACCCTGCGCAACCGGCTCCAGACGCTCTTCTACAAGGCCCTGCTCCCGACCCTGGTACCGGGCGGTGAGCTGTCCCTCTGCGGGACCCGCTACCACCACCTCGACCTCTACGGCCACCTGGCCGAGAACGAGATGGCGGGCCCCCGGACCCTGGTGGTCCCCGGCCTGCGGGGGAGCGACGAGCAGGGCTGGGAGGCGGTCTGGCCGGAGCGCTTCTCGGTGGAGCACCTGCTCGCCCTGCGCAGAAGCATGGGGAGCATCCTCTGGGACTCGCAGTACCTCTGCTCGACTCGCAAGATGGCCGGCGGCGGCTTCGTCGACTTCGAGTGGTGCCAGCGGGTCGCGGCCACCGAGGTGCCCGCCGACGCGCCCCGCTTCCTGGGCGCCGACCTGGCGATCAGCATGGCGCCCGGGGCCGACCGCTTCGCCGTTGTCGTCGAAGCATGGGACTCGACCTCCGACCGGCGCTGGGTGGTCGACGGCTACGCCGGCCGCCGGCCGCCGCACGAGCAGCGGCGGATCATCGCCGACCACTACCGGCGGCACCGCTGCGTGCGGGGGTGCATCGAGAGCAACGCCTACCAGGCGGCGCTCATCTCCGACCTGCGCCGGGAACAGCCCGACCTGGTCCTGGTCCCCTCCCACACCGGCGCCGCCAAGGAGGCGCGGATGCTCGCCCTGGCCGCGGCCCACGAGGACCTGCGGGTCTTCTACGCCGAGGGGCTGGACTGGCTCGTCGAGGAAATGGTGCTCTTCCCGACCGGCGCTCACGACGACGGGTTCGACGCCCTGGACCTGGCCCACCGGGCGACCCGCTACCGGCAGCGGAAGGCCCGCCGGGAAGTCGGCTTGCTCTAGGGCCAGGGCGGGCGGTAGAGTCGGCCCGTGGACCTGCGTGACGAGGTCGGTGGAACCGAGCGCCGCCGGCGGCAACAGGTGCGGGCCCTGGTCTTCGGCGAGGGGGGCCGGCTGCACAAGGCCGGCGACGGCGCGGCCCCGCCCGAGGCAAGCAAGAGCCTGTCCGAGCCCGACCTCTGGGGCTCGGGCATTGCCGACCAGATCGTCGATCCGCCCCTTGACCCCCTGGGCCTGGCCTCCCTGGTCGAGCAGAGCGCCGCCCTCGGCCCCCTGGTCGAGGCAATGGAGGCGAACATCGAGGGCTTCGGGTGGCGCCTGGTGCCTCTGCTTGGCTACGATGCCACGCCGGCCCGCAAGGAGGAGGCGGCCGCCGAGCGCCGCCGCCTGGACAACTTCTTCCGCTACGCCACCACCGAGGAGAGCTTCACCAGCCTGCGCCGGCGCACGCGCCGCGACCTGGAGGTGACCGGGAACGCGTACTGGGAGGTGGTCCGCAGCCTGCGGGGCGAGATCGTCGGGCTCAAGCTGCTCCCCTCCTACCAGGTCCGGCTCTGCTACGAGGACCGGGACTACACCGCCGCCGAGGCCCCGGTCCTGGAAGTGCAGCCGGACGGCACCTACATCCTGGAGAAGCGGCGGGTCTACCGCCGCTTCCGGCGTTTCGTGCAGGGCGCCCTGGTGGCGATGGGACAGCGGGCCACGGCGCAGTATCGCTACTTCAAGAGCTTCCGGGACCCCCGGGTGGTGGACAACCAGACCGGCGAAGTGGTGCCGGCCGAGAGGGTGGAGCGGTGGGACCGGGAGGGCGGGTCCATGCCCGAGGCCCGGCGGGCCAACGAGGTGATCCACTGGCGGATCGGCTCGCCCCGGACCCCCTATGGCCTGCCCCGGTGGCTCGGCAACCTGCTCGGCGCCCTGGGCGCCCGCTCGGCCGAGGAGATCAACTACGGCACCTTCCGCAACCAGTGCGTGCCGTCCATGCTTCTCCTGGTCTCCAACGGCCAGCTCACCGAGGCCACGATCAAGCGCATCGAGACCTTCGTCGAGAGCCACCTGAAGGGCGGCGACAACTACAGCCGCTTCCTGCTCCTGGAGGGCGAAGGGGCCTACGAGGGCGAGGACAGCGGGCACGTCAAGATCGACGCCAAGCCGCTCACCCAGGCGCAGCACACCGACGCCCTTTTCACGAACTACATTGGCATGTGCCACGGCAACCTGCGCCAGGCGTTTCGGCTGCCGGGCCTCTTCGTCGGCAAGGACGACGGCTACAACCGGGCGACTGCCGAGGTGGCCCGACGCCTGGCGGATGAGCAGGTTTTCGCCCCGGAGCGGGCCGAGGTGGACTGGGCCATCAACGCCCTGGTCCTCGCCGACCTGGGCGCCCGCTACTACCGCTTCGAGACCCGGACCCCGAACGTCACCGACAACGCCGAGCTGGTGTCCATGCTGACCGCCGCCGAGCGGACCGGGGCCATCACTCCGCGCCTGGCCCGGGCCATCGTCGAGGATGTCTTCCCGGGAGCCTCCGAGGCCCCGCCCTTGGACCCCCGGGTCAACCCCGACCTGCCCTTCTCGCTGACAATGGCGGAGGCGGTCAAGAACCAGGCGCAGACCACCGAGGTCAACCAACAGGTCGCGCCCGTCCAGGCGAGCGGAGTGGTGAAGGCGATCCGGGACGACCTCATCGCCGACCTGCTCGCCACCGGCGACCGGGCCGCCACCGAGCTGCGCCGCCTGCTCCGCCGCGACGAGTAGCATGCACGAGGCCGGGGCCACCTGCTGCGCCGGGGTCCTGGCCGCATCCCGGTTGGCAGTCCTGAAGGCCCTGGGGGTCCCCGAGCTGGCCGAGCTGGCCCGGGAGGAAGTCGCCTACGCCCGGGGCCTGCGCCTGGCCTACCAGCGCAGCCTCCGCGCCGCCTGGGAGGCGGCCCTTCCCGGCCCCCGGTCGCCGGGCGGCGAGGCCGGCGTCAAGCGCTTCGTCGAGGCGGTCGGCGAGCACTACGCCCCGGCCTTCGAGCGGGAGGTCAAGGCTCTGGCCCCGGGCAAGGTGGAGCGGTTCTACCGGCTCGGCAAGGTCTCCGCCTGGCGCAAGGCCCTGGGCTACACCTCGGCGGTCCTGCGCATGCCGCCGGCCGCGCCCCTGGAGAAGGCCGCGGGCGGTTCCCGGGCCGAGCTGAAGGCGAGCTTTGATCTGGTCGACGACGACGCGGTCAGTGCCCTGCTCGGCCACCAGCTCTTTTGGGCCGGCGGGCACTACGAGGCGGTGGTCAACGAGGGCATCGCTTTCGTGGCCCGGGACATCATGGTCGAGCAGGGGCTCTCGGGCGCCGAGGCCGGGAAGGAGCTGGCCGCGGCCATCGGGGACACGGTCGGCACCCCGCACGGCTGGCAGCCGGACCAGTACTTCCGCGTGGTGGCGAGCAACGCCGCCACCGTCGGCCGGGTGATGGGCGCGGTAAAGGCGTTCGAGGACCTGGGCGTCACCCGGCTGGTGGTGGTCAACCCCCGGGACGAGGTGACCTGCGAGCGCTGTCGCCTGCTCGATGGACAGGTCTTCGACCTGTCCGTCGCCTCGGCCCAGAAGGCGAAGCTCCTGGCGGTGAAGCACCCGAGCGCAATCAAGGGGGCGGTCGCCCCCTGGTTCGACGAGTCGGAGTTCCGGCACCGCTACGAGCAGGCCGAGGCCAAGGCCGAAGCGGACGCCAAGGCGGCCGGCAAGGCCAAGCCCGACCTCGGACCCTACCTGGCGGCGCAGCGGATCTGCCTGCCTCCATACCACGGGTC